AGCCCTTGCCGGAAACCCTTGGATTGAGGGTGTCCCCAGAGCTTTGCGAGTGGCTTCAGGGCCTGCCAAAGAATTGGACCGTAGGCAGCGAATAGAGGCGATCGGCGACGCCAATCCACCGATCATGGCCACGATAATCGGCAGAGCCATCCTCTCTACGAAGGGAGGCGTCAATGTCTAAGCTCATAAACATCACCGCCCCGCAGCATCGTTGCAGTATTGGCGCATGCCCTGCTGTCTACACCGATCTGACGCCTGCGGAACACAGATGCGAGATCGGCGTGTCATGTCCAGCCGTTCTCCGCACTGAAGGCAGATACGTCATCATCGGAAAACGGCTTGATCCTGAAGCTGAAGGATTATCCGGGAAGGTCGGCGAAAGCGAGGCAGCCGTCGAGATCCCTGCCGAGATCGTTCTGGCGGCGCTTGGGGTGGATGACCTCATGAAAGCAGCGAAGCCGTTTGCAGCGCTCCTCTGCTCCGATGAGGACGGTTTTAATCGGACGCGACCGTTCTCGTTTGAGGACTTTGATGCCAAAGTCCGCGCTCTCCGCTCCGCTATCAAGCGTGCGAAAGGAGGTGAGTGATGGCTGAAGAAATCAACGTCGAGAAGCTTTCTAAGATTTGCGCGCGACTTGCTTCGCCTCACGATGGCGAGCGTGCAGCTGCCGCGCTTATAGCAACGCAAATCCTTGAAGACTTTGATATGCGATGGGATGATCTTATCATCAAAGCATTTCAAGGAAAAGAAAAACCGCAATCATCGCGTTTCGATAGTCGAGTTTCTGGGTGGCACGTTTCATATTGTCAACATGTGCTCGATAATTACTTCGAAGATCTGAACGAATGGCAAATCGGATTTTTGCAAAACCTATGCGGAAAATTTCAGCATTCTTGCTTGACCGAGAAACAGGCCGCTAAACTTGAAGAAATCCTAGATTTGTTCAAAATAAAGGTGCGGACATGAACGAACGTGGAATTGGCGACAACCGCGCCCCATTCGATTGCTTGGGTTTCATCGATTTCATCCTCGAAAGCCCGGGCAGCGCATACGAAAAGCTCATCGCTATCGCCATAGCACGGCATATCGGAAAAGATGGGAAACCTGCCTATCCGAGCCGCAATACAATTTTGCGGTTGGCGAGCTGCTCACTGCCTACGTTCAAGCGCGCTCAGCCGGTTGTAAACGAGTTCTATTTCGCAACTCAACGTGACGGCAGGTCAACTGAATACGTCGCAAAAACGATGGTTACAACCTCTGAAATTGAGGTCGCTATTTCGAATTTGAGGGCAAATACCGGGTATCAGAGAGATACCGGCTCAGAGAGAACCCGGCATCAGAGAGATACCGACCGTGGTATCAGAGAGATACCGGCTCAGAGAGAACCCGGGTTCTCTGAGATACCGGGGGGGGCTCACTGTGATACCGGGGGTGGTATCAGAGAGATACCACAGAAGGAGACAAGTAAGGAGCCACTTAAGGAAGATATGTCATCGGTCGAGCTACCGCTCGAACCTGATGACCCGTCTCCAAAACTGCCGCGTATCGTTAGCGAGGCGTTTGAGCTTTACAATCTCACTGCGGAAAAATGCGGACTGCCGGTTGCCCGAGTTCTCAGCCCGTCCCGGGCAGACGCCTTGCGAAGCCGTGTGAAGGAAGCTGGGGGCCTTGATGGCTTCAAGGAAGCGCTTGCCAACATTGAGCGTTCAGCATTCCTGCAGGGCAACAACGACCGCGGATGGAAGGCCGATCTGAAGTTCGTGTGTCAAGCCAGCTCGTTTGCCAGGCTTTTGGAAGGCGGTTACGGCAACGGCGTACATGCTTCACCCAGCAGTCGACCGCAAACCGTATTTCGCGACAGCGACATTCCCGATGTCATGCCGAGGCCACGGGAGGTCGACGCGTGACGGAAGCTGCCCAAGAGCACCTGACCAGCCTTCATGCGGAATGGCATGTTCTCGGAACGCTACTGGCTACGCCGCAAGCGCATTACGCGCTGGACGTTTTGTCCGATGAGGATTTCAGCCATCCGGCTGCAAAGCTTCTGTTTTCGCTGATCCGGCGGGTTTCGGTCGACGGCGGCATGCCATCCACGACCGCAATAGCGCCGTTGCTCCAAGGGCAGGAAGCGGGCGGGCTGAAGGACTGGCGCATCCTTGCCGCCGCAACGCAGTTCATCGGGGATACCAGCATCGATGTGTTGCAGTCCAACATCCGCAGCCTGAAGGAATTCTCAGGTCGACGGCGCATGGTCAGGCTTGGCGAGCATCTGCACAGCGCTGGCCAGACAATCCTGTTGCCGGTTCTTTTCGAATGTGAAGACGCGATTGCCGAGCTTGACGGCATCGCCGCGCAGCTTCGCAACACACGGTCGACAAGCCACACGATCGGCGAGCTATCACAGCGCGTGGTCGACATGCTGGCCTCAGGCGACATCACGCATCTGGTCGACACGGGATTGTCAGACCTCAACAAGGAAATCGGCGGTTTTTCCCGCGGCGAACTGACCATTCTCGCCGGTCGACCCGGAATGGGCAAGACCACGCTCGCGCTTTCGATGCTTCGCCAGGCGGCGCGCAAGGGCGTTACGTCGACGTTTTTCTCAATGGAAATGCCGTCGACGGCGGTTGCGGCGCGGCTGCTGAGCGATGCGCTGTTCACCTCGCAGATGACGGTTCCCTACAAGGACATCATCCGCGGCGAACTGCCATCATGGGGGCTGGAGCGCATCCGGTCGGTGCAAGACACGCTGGCCGACCTGCTGATGCTGGTCGACGACCAGTCAGGGCTTACCGTGAGCGAGATCGGCGTTCGTGCCCGCCGCTATCAGGACAAGCTCGAAACGCAGGGCAGAACGCTTGACGTGATCTGCGTTGACCATATCGGCTTTGTGAAGGCGACCAGCGCCTACAAGGGCCAGAGACATCTGGAGCTTGGCGAAATCACGAAGGGGCTTAAGGCGATCGCGAAGAGCCTTGACGTGGCTGTCGTGGGACTATGCCAGCTCAATCGCGAAAACGAGAAGCGCGAGAACAGACGCCCTGAATTGTCAGATCTACGCAATAGCGGTGAAATAGAAGAAGACGCTGACACAGTTCTCGCGGCATACCGCCTCGCCTATTACCTTGAAAAAATGCGTTATGAAGATGAGGAAAAAGAGCGGAAACGCTTGGTAGACTTGGAAAAAGCTAGTAAAATAGTTGAAATAATCGGGTTGAAGACCCGTAATGGCCCGACATTTTCGCGGAAGTTCTTCGCCGACATGGGCAGTAACTACATCCGCGACATGGCGGCGTGAGGTAAGAGCATGAGTGAAAAAGACCCGAACAAGGACATCCGCCCGTGGCAGACCATTGGCGAGGCCGTCAACGAGATGCTGGTGAAGACGGCGAATGCCTATGCAGATCCGAAGCAGGTTGAGCCGATCAAACGTCGGCGGGAACCGCGCTGATGACCCCGAGCTACCAGGAAAACATCCAGCCTCTCACCCGGACAGAAGAGCAGGCCATATGCCGTGTGATTGAGAAGATCCACGCGGCAATGGAGCGTAAACACGGCCCCACCTATGTCTCCGGAGACCGGGAGAGGGTCGCAAAGATCGAGGCTGTCATCCTGTCAGATCCGAATAGAAGCTCTGTGCTTTTAGCGGAGCGAGCCGGATGCAGTCGGCATCTGATCAACAGGCATAGGGCGCGGATGCGGGAAGAAGGGAAAATCAGATGAAACTCCACGACAGCGTCACCCTGACAACGGACGAATACGACTGGATCGGCCTGCGTAAGGGCTCAATAGGAACCATCGTTCAAGTCTACGATGAAGGTCGGGGATTTGAGGTTGAGTTCGAAGGCTTCGGGGAGCCGGTAACGGTTTTGAACGCGAGCATTTTGGCACTCAACCACGAAACTGGCACTCAAACAGACAATTCTGGCACTGAAAACGAAACGAGTGCCAAAACCTAAGGAGGGCATAGTCATTACTCTGATCTGCTGGGATGGCCGCACAGTGGCGGCCGATGGTTTATACAGCTACGACATTTTGCGGGCATCAGCCAGCCTGCCAAAGCTTCGCCGCAAGGATGGCTTCGTATTCGCCTTGACCGGCACCACGGCGCTTTATGATCCGATGGTAGAATGGTTTCTCGGGGATCGCAATCCAGATAACTTGCCCAAGGTCAGCAGTGATCACATGGATACCCGCCTTCTCGTTTTTAAAGACGGCTTATGCGAATCCTACAAACTCAATCTGCCGTATCCTGAACCATGCTTTGCCCCTGATGCGTGGGGCATATGTGCGGAATATGCACTCGGGTGCATGGATGAGGGAGCCGATGCGGCGCGCGCTGTGGAACGGTCGATCGTTCGCTGCAAAGAACTCGGCGGCCCCGTCCAGGTCATAGACCTCGAAAGCCTTAAGGCGGAGATCGCAGCATGACCGACTTCACCCCCGACTGGAAACTTTCACAGCAAGACCAGTTACAGGTTCACCTGTCGATAGCGCTGGCGAAACACGTTCCTGACTGGCCTGGCGCGACGGATGAACAGCTTGCTGCTGTGGCTGGCGATCTTTCTCCCGCCATCGCCAAAGCGATAGACGATGCTGTGAGGGAAGAACGGGAACGCTGTGCGAAGGTACTTGACCGAAAGATCATCGCGCTGATGAAGGACATCGCAATTCTTATGAAGCACGGCGGTCATGAGATCATAGATCAAATTGAAAATTCGATCATGCCGAACTTGGAGGAATTAGCCGCCGCTATTCGTTCACGAGGCCAGTCATGACCGACCCCATCGAAACCACAGACCTTCCGTATCACGCGAAGGCGGTGGAGATTATGAGCCGTCAGTGCTGCCGCAGTTGCAAGGCGGTCGGCGATACCTGCGAGTGCGAGGCTGAGGGCGGAATTAGGATTGCGTATCCGATCAGCGGCGTCGATCTCGTCTCCGCCATAGCCGCCGCTCTTGAAGCTGAAAGGCTGGAGGAACGGGAGCGGTGCAAGGTTTTCAATGCTGATGTTATCGCGATGATTTTAGCAGAAAACCCAGATACATCGCCAGCCTATCTTGCTGTCCAAATTTGCGAAAGGATTGAAAATGCCTAGAGGCGCACCTGTTCCGGTTATGGGGATAAACCTTCGCCGGGAAGATGACCGCGTGATTGTATCGGCGGAGAATGAAGATGGCAAGCTAGTGGATCTGATCATCGAGCGCTTTGATGCGCCGATCAGCCATCATGTCAGCGAACATGGCATTCGTTTGTGTTTCGCCGCCGCCATTCGCAACAGGGAGACAGACAATGAATGACGACATAATCCACGACCTCGGCTCCGCCGAAGACGAGACCAACGAATTCTATCACAAATGGTTGGACAGGAAAGCCGAAGCTGAATCTCTTCGCTCTGAGCTGGAAGCCTCACGGCATCGAGTGGCGGAGCTTGAAGCGCGACTTGAGATCGACCATTACTTCACGTTCGCAAAAGACGGCGGCGAAGAATTCGTTCGCGTCGATCTGCCGCCAGATCAGCGGGACAGATTCCCTGACGGCATCGAAGCTCGCGACGCCACTATCAAGCTACAGGAGGAGGCGCTGGCGCGCAAGGATGCGCGGATAGCTGAGCTTGCTGCAGCAGTCGCGGGAAAAGTCAAACTTATTGAACCCGATCCAGAAACCATCGCATGGGCGGAAGGCGTTTTTGCGGCAGAAGATGCCAAGAACGCCACCATCGAAGACCTTTCCAGGAAGCTGGAAGCCTCCCGGCATCGGGTGGCTCTGCTCGAAGCTGTGATAAGGAACAACGAGATCGATCTGGCTGAGAAGGAATAATCCAATGCACCTCCTCCACACCGGCGAATGGCGCTTTGAAAAGAACGATCTGGTCATCACGTTGCGCAGCGAATACGCCGACGTTCACAGCGACGGCGACTATTCCGCGGCAGATACCGAATGGCGCATACCGCTTGCGGAACTTGCCGAGGTACTACGGACGCCAAAATCAGATTAACCGGCGCCAGCGACGCGCTGTGACCGATACACGAGGGATTAAAATGGACATCGATGAGAAAGAACTGAAACGCATCGCCGACGAGATGGGCGTCACGGTCGAAGACCTGAAGCATTTAGCCGAGCGCCTGGATGGTTCTGCTGTCTCATTGACCGACAAGATCGCCAAGGCTGGCGGCGATAGCGGCACCATAGCATGTCAGCTTTGTGGTGGCGACGCTGACTTTCACCGCAACGGCCCATCTTACACCGTCAAGTGCGACTGCGGAATGGGAGCTATTGGGCATATGCCGGAGAACATGATCCCGCATACGAGGCATTAGCCGTGGCGCGCTCAAGGATCATAACCGGACTGAAGCAAGCCGTAAGGCACGCGAGGGAGATGAATAGGTTGCCCATAGAATGCTGCGAATGCGGGATCAAGCAGGATGAATGGTATGATTGGGCAGGCGGGAGCTTCGCGAATATTTACGAGCGTCGAGGCAAGCTTTACTGCGACAGCCATCTGATGGATACCCCCGAAAAGCGTGCGTATGAGCGTTGGTTTGTTGATCCTAATTCATGAGGCCAGAATGAGCAAACGCACGACCGCCAAGCAGAACCAAACTGTCTACAAGGAATTTACCGATCTCACCGTCATGAAGCGGATCGACATGACGGCGGTGGCGATCTTCGAGGTCCACCGGACGCTTGAAGCAGAGAAGGCATTCGAGCCAAGGGCGAATACGCAGCTCCACCGTATCTGGAAGCTCAGGAAGCTCGACATGACACAGCAGCGCGGCTGGATACGCTTTCGGCAGGACGCGCAAGACGCCTATGGCAAGTCGGGGCCGGTAACGTCATCCTACGGCGAAATCACCGATGGCGGTGACGGCGACGGCTTCCGGGTGCCCAGAGCCTGCGTCAACGATGCCCAGATCCGTATCGATCACCTCATGTACAATTATCTGATCTACGATGAAGTCTTGCTACTCCGAGACCTTATCAAGGATGATGTTCAAAATCACGAGAATTTCAATCTAGAACTGATCGGGTTCATGAAAGCAGGGTACAAAAAGGAAGAAACGGCGCGCGCGAATGGCATTGGTCACATCCAGGCTTTGCTGACACGGCTCGGACGTTTTTACCGCTTCTGAAAAAATATTTGAGTCAAGTGAAAAAAGTTCTTGCAGCCGCATTTTTTTTCTGATACGGCTTATATTTAACTGGCCCGATTTGCGCCTTTCAGCAACCGCAAACATCAGTCTTTCCCTTCAAAAACCTTGAAAATCAACGACTTTGGCTTGCGCCGATGCTGAAAAAGCTGTTCCTGCTCGCGAGTGTTTTCCTATTGACGGATTCCAATCGAATCACTAAGGCTGATTCTTGTTAGCAGGCAGAAACCTAGGCTTTCAGACCGTTTAGACATAGTAAGCCCTGCCCATTTACAGAGCTTCTATGTCGTGGTTCAGAAACCTGAGTATTCCGAGCCGCCCATGAACATACCAGCTTAGCTGGCGCTGCACTTGCTGGCCTCATCTGAGGCAGGGTAGGTTAGTGGTCACCCATTTGATCAGCAGATCGCCCCGGCTCTTTCGAGCCGCAGTAACGGACTACCCCGGCAGCTAGTACAGCAACCGCCGGGTTCGATGCGGGCACTTCCCCCGCTCACTTGGTAGGCGTTCGGTTCATCCGGTGTTTTAGGTCTGGTTAACCCCCGGAACCGAAGCACACAGGGTGCCGCGTATGGTCCGATCTGCTTGGGTGTCTTGGGGACAATAGGCAGATTGGCTACTCGATACGCAACGCACAAAGCCCCGCCGAAAGGCAGGGTGAAAAACTAGTTGACGGTGTTGGTGAACTGCATTATGCAGGAATCCTCTAAAGTTCTCGCGGTCTGCTTTGATTTAGCCGTCTGGCAGACCGCGCCCTCCTTTTAGATCAGCGTTCGTCGATAAATCAAATCATATTTTCGGATATCAGATAGCGTTTGATATTCGTTTTTGGTATGTCTGGGTCTGTGGATTGATTTCCGCCGATGCCGCTAAACTCTTGCGCATATACGTAATTAGGTTAGAATCGTTAGATGATTTGAGTTTGAATGCGCCGGAACTCGTTGATCCGCAATGCATGGCGGGGAGAGGCATTAGCATGGCCCGGACAATTCGCCGGATAGGCTGGGATGCAGAGTCGAGGTCAAGAAATATTTGCGGCCCGCGATAACCTCGGCAGGGCATCAATTCAAGGTTTCTCCTCGCCGTTGGTAGGAGAGAGCCTAGTCGGGAGATTTGGTCAGCGCCTGCTGGTCTGCTCCCGGCTCACCATTTCAGTTTTTCACAGTTGCCCGTGTGGAGTAGCCTATCCGGATAGTAGGCTGATGATTTAGGACTCCACATGGTTTCAAGGCGTCCGGGCGCAACTGTGGAAGAGTTTAGATCAGGGCAGCGCATTGCAGAAGGGAAAGCCCGCCCCCTGCATACTCAGGTGGGCGTCGGTATTAATCCGAACCAAACCCGAAAGGGCTGGCTGGGGCCTGATCTATTACGCAACTGTGGAAGAGTTTCTGGCGGCGGCGAAAGTCGGGAGTGGGCCGAAAGTCCGACAGGTTGGCGTTTCGGCACACTCCGCACCTGTCCCGCCAGAATTCAGCGGTTCACACCGGGCGTAGAAGGATTGGCGAAAGCCGGTCGCCCCGCTCCAGTTTTTGGGGTCAACCCCAATAACCTTCTCGGGGTCGGGAACCTAGCGCCAGCCAGAAGCCGGTTCCACTCGCACTGGACCGGCTTCTGGCAATTAACCGAGGGATATGAAATGCGCGGTCCTGTATTTCCGGAATAGCTATGAAGGGCGGCCTCAATCAATTTTCATCAGTCGCAATCCTTCGTCGGACAGCCCTTGATTGATAAGCTCAGCCTGAGCCAAGATGGTAGCATCCCGGAGCGACGTGGCTCGGACCTGAAACGCGAGGCGCTTCATACCTTCCGAGCTGCCTTGGATGAAAACGGCGTAGGTGTAGTCTCTCATTTCCTATCCTCCTGATTACGAAAGCCTTCAGGGAACGACCAGTAAAGGCCGTCCCGAGAGGGGTTAGAAGTCTCTGCATTCAGACACGTCGCGGATGCTCTCTGCGTTCGTCCAAACGTAGGCGCTGCGCTCGCAAGTGCCGGGAATATCTTGGTCATAGCCAAGCATTTCGCGGAATTCCTTCCAAGCTTCGTGAGCAGCGTCGAGTTCAGTTTCGTGCTGAAGTTCACCGTTGGCTTTGTCGTAGATGCGGATCATCGTCATTTCCTCCAAGGTTGAAATCGCCTTGAAGAGAGATCGTATCGCCGCCCGTTTTTGCTGAGTAGCACCTGAGACCGTTTGTTAGACTAGCTCATCCCAGGTCGGGTTATCGTGGCTGATAACTCTAATATAGGCGCTGTGTATTTACTTGTCAATACAAATATTGGGTTGACATTGTATTTATTTGTTTGTACGTGTCATTACCATGGATACGACAATCACAATCCGCGTCGATAAGGCATGGCTTGCCAAGATCGACAAGTGGCGCGAAAAGCAGCCAGTACCTCCGGGCCGGTCTGAACTTATCCGGCTTGCCGTCGAGCGTTTCATTTCGAAGGAGCGCGCGAAATGAGTCCAAGGAAGTACCCAGAGGGCGCGCATGTGTATGTGTTTGGCGCATCTGAGCCGCCCTACAAAATTGGGTACACGAAAAGTCTCGCGAGCCGGATAGCGCAACTGCGCAGGGGGAAAAGCAAGAATTCTCCTGGTGGAGCATGGAGCGGCGAATATAAGATTCTGCGCCTTTGCCCACCTGAGATATTACCGAAAGATTTAGAGCGGCATCTGCACAGTTGCTATCATCCGTACCGCTGCAACGGAACGAGACTTTTCAGGGCGAGAGACGGTTTAGAGATCCATAACTGGTCATTAAACGAATGGTTCGATCTGCCGCTCGAAGCACTTGAAGCCACTATAGATTTTGTGATTGAGCATTTCGGTGACGGATACTCCGCCAATTTCTGGACTGGACAGAAGGTGTCATCCCTGTTGTTTTCGTATCACGTTGCGTCGTGCGCATATGATTATGCTGCCTGATCCACCGGGCAAGGTGCAGTAGATGAGCGACTGGCAGCCAATCGAAACGCTCCCGCGCAGCGTCATGGAAATTCCCCGTGACGGCATCCTCTTGTGGGGACCAAGCGAAGGGAAGCATTACCTGGATCGCTTCAAAGCCAATTCCGATTGGTGGCGTCACGCGCTACAGATTGACCCGGAAGAGATGATCTATCCGGTGTTTACGCATTGGATGCCGTTGCCTGACCCGCCCGCGCCAAGCTCAAGGAGCTTAACCGATGAGCGACCGTCCAGCATTTGAAGAGCTAAAAGCTACAGCACTTGATGCGATGAAGCAGTTAGACGACGAAGACCGCTTGGAGATCATGGGTCAGTTCTGCAAGTTTTGCGGAAGCGACAACCCTAACTGCCAATGTTGGAACGAAGAAATGGTTCGGCGAAAATGACGAGTTTCAGCCCAACTTCAAGCGAAAAGGTCTTCTATCCATACTGGAACGCGCAATGCGCGGAGAACGCCTCACGGTTGTTGTCTCATGCCGGAACCGACTGGCTCGCTTCGGCTTCGACCTCATTGAATGGGCGATCAAGCGCACAGGTGGGCAGGTCGTGGTGCTCAATAAAATCGATACCAGCCCCTCAGCCGAACTCGTCGCTGACCTCATGGCTATCATCACAGTTTTCTCTTTCCGGCTGCACGGCCTCCGCAGCTACAGGCGTGCGCTCAAGAGCGATCTTGCTGAGGCCGACGCGGCAACAGATCCGGATTTTGCGCAGCTGGGCGGGTAGCTATCGGCGCGCCTATAATCTGACCGTGGACTTGCTTGAAAGGGCCTATTTGGAGAAAGGCAAGTCCGGCAGCTACATGCGGGACCGTAAGGTCTGGACAGCGGCTATTCGCGAGCAAATGCCGTGGTTCAAGGAGATTCCGGCCCACACCATTTATGGTGCGATGCGCGACGCGGAGATAGATTACAAGAACACCGTTGCCAAGCGGGCAAAGGGCGAAGCTTGCAATTTGCCGCGCTGCAGGGCCAAATTCCAGCGCTCGTTTTTCGTCCTTGGGAACGCCATTACGCCGCGAGGTATCTATCCGACGAAGCTCGGACCGATCCGTTCGCGCGAGGCGATGCCTGAGAAACCAAAGGATTCCCGCATCGTTTTCGAAGCGGGGAAGTGGTGGGTGCGCATCCCTGAGGAAGTTCAGACATCGATTGCCGAGAACCAAGGCCGTGTCTGCGCGATCGATCCAGGTGTGCGTACCTTCGCCACTATTTTTGCGCCTGAACTCATCGCCAAAGTGCAGTTCGGCGGATTCGCGCGCATCGTAAGACTAGCGTATTGTCTTGACGATTTAATTTCACGTCGTGCCAAGACGAAGAATGGCGCCCGGAGGAGGCGCATGCAGGTGGCGATCCAGCGGGCTCGCCTGCGTATCCGCCATCTTGTTCAGGATCTCCATTATCAGACGATCGGATGGCTGTTTCGTCGGTTCGGCACGGTTATCGTGCCGAACAGCGATTTCACTTCCGCTGTCTGCCGTGCCACGCGCAAGATCAGGAACAAGACCGTCAGGTCTCTGCTGAACTTCGCGTTTGCGCGTTTCCGGGATCGCCTCAAGCATAAGGCGGAACTTTACGGCAAGAGCGTTGTCACCGTTTGCGAGTCGTACACCTCAAAGACGAACAACATCACCGGAGAGATTTCTGCAAACCTCGGCGGCCGGAAGTACATCTGGCATCAAGGCAAGAAGATCGATCGCGATATAAACGGCGCTTTGGGGATTTTCCTCAAGGCTTTGTTGGATAGACCATCGGCAGAACCGCCGGTGCAACGTCAATCAGCGCTTGTTAGCGCCTGTTAACGGAGAACTACTCTGGCATCATCCATCAACCCGTTCATGACGGCACCGTTTACGCCTGTCGGCACGGTAAGTCGTTCCGTGAATACAGGATCGCAAAGGGTTGCGCTCAGTCGCGCGCATGATCAGACCTGCATCATCACAGCGCCAACAGGCAATAGCGGGCCTGTCTTCATCAAGTTCGGTGACAGCACGGTAGAGGCTGCAGCCACGGATTTCCCGATCCTGCCTGGCACGATCCAGACCTTCCACGTGCTTGAGCAATGGACGCATGTTGCTGCCATCATGGCAAGCGGCACAGGCACCATCTACGCCAGCGTCGGGGACGGCGTCTGATGGCACTACGCGCAGTCAGCATACCCTCACAGGCCAGTGATGTCACGGCTTCTGCGGTCGTAGGCGATAATGAACTTCTCCGTGGTGACGGAGGCGCAAGAGGCGTTCAGGGCAGCGGCAAGACTCTTTCCGACGAAGCCACGGTCAACACGACTGACGCCACCGTAACCACGCTGGCAACTATAACCGTTCCCACGGATGACCGTATTCTCGTTACAGCGCATGTCAAGGCAACACGCACGGGCGGCGTAGCGGGCACTGCAGGCGACGCGGCAGGCTACATCATCCACGCCATGCTGCAGAACCTTGCCGGCACCGCTGAGATCATCGCCACGCAAGTCGCAGCTCTGACGGCAGAAGACGTAAGCGCCTATGCCTGCGTAATCGACGTGACGGGTGCGACCGCACGCATTCGCGTTACAGGCGTTGCTGACACCAATATCACGTGGGTCGCCGTTTACGAGACATATTAGGCAAATGATCTTGCGTGATCATCACTGGCCATCAAACAAGCAGCACAGCTTCATCGAAGGACGTTGCACTGGTTGCGGCACGGTACCACGTGATGACGGCAGGTTCTACCCATGCGGCAGTCACCCGATGACTTTCAACACCCCGCAAGGCCAGATCACTGGCGGCATTACCGAGGATGGAGGCTTTGCTGTTCTCGAATGGCCAGACACCCTCACCGAGGCGACAGCTCAATCTGCGCTTGATGAGTTCATGGCCGAACATATCGACGAGATCAACGAAATATAAGCCCAAGACAAAGGCGGCGAGCCATCATGGGTAAGCTGGACGAGATCCGAGCGCTACGCGAGCGCAATTATGAAGAAAGACAGGCGGCCCGCAAGCCTGTCACCAAGAAGGTGAAGCTGGCTAAGGTCAGGAATGCGGCAAAGTCTCATGTTACAGATAAACGCGTTACGGATAAAATCTGCGCTATATGCAGCGAGCCGTTCACCGCGAAACGCGCCGACGCAATGATCTGTTCAGCGGCTTGCCGCATGCGCAAGAAACGCACCGCTCTATTGAGCGATTAAAACCAAACCCAATCACACAGGCAAAAACCATGAACCGCAAGCCGAGCACCGCCAAAAAGGCGGACTCCACGGCTGCGAAGCGTAAGACAGCTCGCAAGCCGAAAGCAAAGACAAAGGCAGCGAGAAAGAAAGTTGTTCTGGCCACCGCAGAAGGTATTGAGCCGGAGACGGTAAGCGAACCGGTAGGCAGGCCGACCGATTACAGGCCAGAATATATCGACGATGCGCGCGAGATGGCGGAAGCCGGTTTCACCGATCAGCAAATGATGGATTTCTTCGGCTGCTCGAAACCGACGTTTTATAGATGGCAGAAGCGCTTTCCTGAATTTCGTAACGCCATAAAGGTGGCCAAGGAAGGCCCCGATGACGAAATGGAGCGCTCGCTCTTTCATCGTGGCAAGGGTTACGAGTGGACAGAGCAGCAGGCTTTCAAACTCAAAGAAGTTTCTTGGGAAGACGGCAATAAGGTTGAGCGCGAGCGCGTGGAAGTGGTTGACGTTCGCCGCGTTGTGCCGCCTGACAGCACCGCCGCAATCTTCTGGCTGAAGAACCGCCGCGGATGGAAAGACAAGAGCGAGGTTGACCACGGCATCACGGATGCCCTGGCTGCCCTCTTAGGTCAGATCGATGGCGACGGCGCAAGCATCGTCTGAGGCGATCGAGCAGCTTAAGCGCAATCTCGCAGACCGCAATTGGCGCTTATGCAATCTCTACTGGATCACCGATCGCGATGGCAAACGGGTCAGATTCTCTCCAAACTGGATGCAACAGCGTCTCATGGAGGACTGGCATTATCGCAACATCATCCTGAAGTCGCGGCAGACCGGGTGCACGACCTTCATCCAATTGCTGTTTCTGGATTTGGTTCTGTTCAATTCCAACATGCGTTGCGGCACCATTGCGCAGGACAGGGACACGGCCAAGGCGATCTTCGCCGACAAGATCAAGTATCCCTTCGAGAACCTGCCGGAGGCTCTGCAATCGGTCAGGCCGCCGGAGAACGACAACCTTTTCGAGCTGAAGCTCAACAACAACTCGTCTATCCGCGTCGGCACATCGATGCGCGGCGGCACGCTGCAATATCTGCACGTGAGCGAATTCGGCAAGGTCTGCGCCAGGTTTCCCGAAAAAGCGCGCGAGATTGTCACTGGCGCGCTTAACACGGTCAAGGCCGGCCAGTTCGTGTTCATCGAAAGCACGGCGGAAGGGCAGGACGGACATTTCTACAAGATGACGGAGAAGGCTCGGGCGCATCAGCGCATGGGGTCTGAGCTTTCTGTCATCGATTACAAGTTCCATTTTTTCGGATGGTTCGAAGACCCGAATTGCTGGATTGAGCCGACCGGAATTCCGATCACGGCGGAAGCGCAGAAGTATTTTGACCATCTCGAAAACGAGCATGGCATCACGCTGGATGCCGGTCAAAAGGCCTGGTGGACCGTCACCAAGGAAACGCAGGATGACGATATGAGCCGGGAATATCCGGCTCACCCTGACGAGGCGTTTGCGGCGGCAGTTGACGGCTCATATTATGGTCGGCACATGGCTGCGGTCGAGAAGCGCGGCGGCGTTGGCAAGTTTGAAGCAGAACCTGGCTGGTCGGTCCAGACATTCCACGACATCGGCGTTCACGACTATCATTCGATCTGGTTTGCCCAGTTCTTGCCGGGCGAGATCCGGCATCTGCACTATTACCAGAACTGTGGCGAAGGCATGCCGCATTATGCCGAGTACTGCGAAGAGCAATATGACAAGCACGGCTGGCTTCGGAATGACGACAGCTTCGACTGGCTCCCGCATGACGGCAAGGTCAAGGAATGGGGCACCGGCAAGACGCGAACGGAGCAGGCCATTGAGAAGAACATGCGGCCGCGCATTCCGACCGCGCTTAGCCTTGCTGACGGTCGCAACGCTGTCCGCGCAATCCTGAAATTCTCGACATTCGATCAGGAAGGCTGTGCTGAAGGCATCGCGCATCTGAAGAACTACAAGAAAAAATGGAATCCGACAACTGGCGCTTGGATGAACGAACATCTCCACAGCGAAGCCTCACATGGAGCCGACGCGGAGAGAACGCTGGCTTGCGCACACCGTGAGGTTTTCGCTCCGGTTGTCGATCCCGAAGAAGAAGAGCGTCAGAAGAACATCAAGGCCCAGCAGGCCCGCGTTCGCGAAGCCCAGAAATCACGCGGCCACCGCCGCGGCACAAGGCGAGCAGCATAATGGCATTAGACTTCAACACAGCGGCCCCGGATTTGCCAGCATGAACATGCAACCGCAATCCGCGTCGTTCAAGGAAAACCCGGAGACGCAATCCGAGGTGAGTCCGCGCGATGCATCGTTCTGGATCGGCGAGATCGAGGCTGCGCAGAGTAGAAACGATAGCTGGTATTGCAAGGCCGAAGAGGCCGACGAGCGCTATCGCGACTGCGAGGATGAAGACGAGCGCGGGTTCGGCGGCTTAAATGTGCTCTGGTCGAATGTTGAGACGCAAAAGGCAGCCATCGGCGAGGATTTCGGCGCACCGCAGGTAATGCGCGTCAATATGCCGGAGAATGACGGCGGGCTTGCGCGCCATGTGTCCATGGTCTGGGAGCGGGCAATCGACGCCAGCGTCAAGGAAAGCGACGATAACCACGATATCGCGCTTGCTGTCGGCGATATGTTTCTCCCCGGCAAGGGACAGGTCTGGATCGAGATCGAGGCTGACGACCGCAAGTGGGTGACATCCACGATCTGCCGTGTATGCTACAGGGATTATCTGGAAGGCGCGGCGACGCGCTGGGGCGGCGTTCCGTGGGTTGCCCGGCGGCATTATTTCACGCGCGACGAGCTGATCAGCGAATGCCGGATGAGCGAAAAGAAGGCGGAGAAGGTTCCGCTCAACATCACCTTGCCGAACAGCGGCAGTAAATCCGAAATCGAAGACGCCAAAGGCAAGGAGCAGTTCAAGCGCGCCGAAGTCTGGGAGATATGGGCAAAGTTTCCCGTGAAATCCCGTATCTTCGTGGCGGTCGGTCATAAGGACGACGTGCTTCGCTACGATAAAGACCCGCTGAACCTCAAGAAGTTCTTCCCCTGTCCGCGCCCGATGCAGGCCAATGGCGACGAATCGAAGCCGCCGCTGACCGATTATAGCCGCTATCAGGACCAGGCTGAAGAGCTTGACCGGCTCAGCCAGCGAATTTTCGTTCTCACCGAGACGCTGCGCCGCGTCGGCATCCATGACAAGGCGTTCAAAGAACTTGCCGACATTGCCGAGGCCGAAGAGAACACCACGATTGCCGTGGAGAACTGGGCGCAGCTTCAGGCCTCTGGCGGGCTTGCCAAGGTGCAGGAATGGCAGGACATCGTACCGATCGCGCAAGTGCTTGGCGAGCTTCACAAGCAGCGTGACACGCTTCTGCGGCTGATTTACGAGTTGTCCGGCATATCTGACCTTGCGCGCGGCCATACCGATCCTGATGAAACGCTCGGCGCGCAGAAGCTCAAACAGTCATTCGGCTCCAGCCGCTTCAAGCGCCGCGAGAAGGAAAGCCGCCGGTTCGCTTCCGAAGCGTATCAGCTCAAGGGCGAAGTCATCGCCGAGTTGTTCCCGCGCGAACAGCTTGAACAGATGAGCGGTATCAGGATGCCGCTGCGCGCCGAGATTGACGACGCCAAGCGACAGGTTGCCGAGATCATGCAGATCCAGCAGCAGGCCGAGCAAGCGCGTCAACAGTTGGCGCAGCTTCAGCAACAGGTTCAACAGCAACAACAGGCGCAGCAGGGGCAAGGACAACCCGGCCAGCCGCAACAGCCAGGACAGCCGCCGCAGGGCCAGCCAGCTCAACCAGCGCCGCCGATGATGCCTCCCCATCCGCAAGTCATCGCCCGGCTTCAGCAGCAGGCGCAGACCCCGCCGCCGGATCAGGAACAGTTGGCGCACCTTACCGAACTGGCACAGACACGTCATAGCTGGGAAGATGTTTCCGGCGTGCTTCGCTCCGATGTCAGGCGGTGCTATACTGTCGATGTTGCGACGGATCAGACCGCGTTCATTGATGAAGAGGCTGACAAGGCGGCGCGCTCGCAGTTCTTCGGCCTCGTGATGCAGTCGATGCAGCAGATCGGCCCGATGATCGCGGGTAATCCGAAGAATGGCGAGGTCTTCAAGCAGCTCATCATGTTCGTGATATCGGCCTTCAAGGCCGGCCGCAGCATGGAAGAGGGGATCGAGCAGGCGATTGACGCCGCGATCGGTCAGGCGGCAGAGCAGGCGGGACAGCCGCAGCAGCAAGATCCGAAAGCCGCCGCTGATGCACAGGTCGCACAGGCGAGAGTTCAGGAAGCTGGCGTCAAGCTTCAGCAGGCTCAGATCGGATTGCAAAGAGAGCAGGTGCAATTGCAGATCGCGATGGTCGAAGCGCAGCGCGCAGGTGCCGATATTGAGATGAAAGCCGTTGACACCCAATTGAAGGGTCAGCAGGCCCAGATCAAGGCGGCGGCAACAGCGCAGCAGGCACAGGTAAAAGCCGCTGAAAACCAGCAAAAGCTTATGGACGCGCAAGCAAAAACTGCGCTAGAACATGAGAAGAATCAGGCCAAGCAGATCGGCCAGGCCATAGATGCGCAAGCCAAGGCGGAGAAGCTTGAATTCGAGCGCACCCAGCGCGCCACGGCTCGCGAGGAAATCCTGAAGGATAACCATGCGAAAGAGCTTGAGCAGGCAACAGTCATACCGGCACGGGTGGTGGGGTAATGAGCTATGAAAGCGCTCTGCAACTGACGCCGATGTGTTGCGGGAACTGCACTCACTGGCATCCCGTCACGCGCAACGGTACGGTAGGCGAATGCGAGCATCCTGACAACGCCTATTTTGTTGAGTCATCTGGAAGCTATACAGGCCCAATGATGGTTGATCTGGCTATGTGCACAAAGTGGACGAAAATCGATGCTGATGAAGTGACGGGAGTCTGATGCGATGAAGCAAGTTTTCGTATGCCCAAAATGCGGAAGATCATCAGAGCTGACAATCATCAATGAAAGCGGTGTGCCGTTGGAAGTGATCGGAGCGACTTGTTCAGGATGCGGTGACTTTGTTGGCCTCGCGAACCTTGAGCGGGCAAAGCGCGCCTTCGACACGCTGACCCAAGCAATTGAGGCTGAAGGTTATTCCGTACTCGTCGATCCAGACGGCAATTACAGCATAGAGCCCAAGCACCACGAAATGACGCCCCTGATGGAAATGGGCGAAGCGATCCGCAAGCACGGCTTGCCGGAGATCGACCGATCGCCGCGACCCTTTTGGAAAAACACAGCAGCCTTCAACTTGGGATACGGCACCGCCGTCATGATTGATCCGGCAGAGAATCTCAGGGCCGAAAATGACGGGTAAGGATTTTGGCAGAAGTATTGGCGCAATATTCGGCGGCTTTCTGATCGGCCTCGTCACCAAGAACTGGGAGTGGCTACCGGCAACTGTTTTCATCATTCTCATGCTGGCCTCTTACGCCTATCTATTCTGCGGGCCGAAGCGCGAACGCTAGTAACGGGAATCTGATCTAATGTCAGACGATTTCATTATCCCGACAGATGAGCAGGTGGCAAAAGCGATTGAAAACATCCGCGCGACCGAGCTTGATTGTGCCGATTGGAGTGATGCCATCCTGATGGAAATCGTCAATGCGGTGATTGCTGGCCTCCAGGGTCAGGATTACGTCAGCAAGAGAGAAGACTAATGCCCTGCAAGCCCAGGCCCCACGGCAAGCCGAAACCGAGGCCGAGACCTAAATCATGATCACGGAACTTGAAGCAGGCTCCGAAACCATCCGCATGAAGCGTGGCGATATTATCGAAGCTATGATCGATGAAGGTCTTGATCCTGAAATCGCCAAGCGCGTTTTCGAGCGGCTGGTGAAGCGCGACTACGAGTTGAAAGCGGTGCAGGCTCAGATACAAGCCGACAGCATGAAGGCACGGATGGATTTCTCGCGCCAAGGACCAATAGGCGTGTTCACGACAGATACGGAAGTACGCTAAGCAATGAGCGCGTTCGATCTCTATGCCGAGCTTGGTATTGAACGAGGTGCGGATGATAAGGCAATCCGCACAGCCTATCGACGCCTTGCCAAGAAAGCTCACCCGGATACTGGCGGATCAACGGAGGCGTTTGAGCGCTTGCAACTCGCACATGCCGTCTTGAGCGATACGGAACGCCGCAAGCAGTACGATGAAACCGGCCGATATGATGCAGGGCGCGTAGACAATGGCGACGCCGATGCTCTGGGCGTGCTCATCCAGATGATCGAGAAGTTTCTGGGTGCGGAAGCAGAGCCCGAGACGCTGGATCTTCCCAAAGAGATCGCGCGCGAAGCCAAGCAGACGCTTGCCCAGATCAGCAAGGCTATTAACCAGGCCGAGCGCACGAAAAATCGCGCCGAAAAACTGCTTGGCCGCTTCAAGACCAAAGACGGCGAAGAGACCCCAGTCGAAGCGATGCTGCGTCATCAGATTCAAAAATATGAACTGGCGGCAAAAAAGCATGGCCACGCCAAAACCGCTTTCGAGCGCGTGATTAATCTGGTCGAGCAGTGGCGGTTTGAAAGAGAGTTCACCCAAGATCCATTCGTGCAGGCTGCTATGCAGCAGAGAGGATCTTATTCGAGTTTGCTGAATCAGTTCGGCTCCGGCACAACTTCAACATTCGGTTTCAGATGACTATTTCTCTATCCGGCCTTGATCTATCCTTCATGAAGAAACCAGACCCGCAAGCGGTCGATCGCGGACGTTTCCGCTGGTCCGACAAGGCCGGCAGGCTCGTATCCGTCCGTGAGTGGCACAGGCTGCACGGCGAGCCATCGAAGCTGTCCAAAAAAGTCGGCATCCCGTTCTTCATGCCGGATATCGACGCCCATTACGGCGGCGCATGGGAGTCAATCATTGACGGCTCGGAAATCTCCAGTCGCTCAAACTGGCGTGAGCACAATAAAAGAAATGATGTCGTCGATGTCGGCGACAAGTTCTTCAGCCCCGATGGCGATGATGTCAAGCGGACTGAAGAGATCATGGGATATGACAAATCCTTGATAGGCCATCCTGATTTCGTCTGGGGCAAGCAGGATCTAGACTAACCACACAACCACCATAGGCGGACTTGGCGCAGCTCGGTTTTTACCGGGCTTTTTTATTGCCTACTGCCGGAGAGGATCATAAATGAGTGACGTAGCAGGCGCAGTCGAGACGGAAGTACAGGAAACCGGCGCGGAGCCGAAGCCAGCGGTCAAAGCCAAGGCGAAGGCCAAGGAGAAAGAGCCGCCGCATTACCACGTCAACGAGATGAAAACGGGTAAGCGCGATCCATTCTCGGCGGCGTTCAACGAAGCTCAGGACGAGCTGCGCGGCGTGGAGGATGAAGACGACGAAGTCGAGCCGGAACCCGCGCCAGCACCGAAGAAAAAGCCCGCTCCAAAGCCTGAGAAGAAGGCTGAGGCCGAAGAAAAAGCGCCGGAAAAGAAACCCGCGCCCAAGCCGGAAGCCGCTGAAGAAGCGGAGGAAGACGACGAAGAAGAAGAATCCGAGGCTGAAGCTCCGAAAGCCGAAAAGAAGATAGAAAAACCGGAGCCGGTCAAGGCCGAGGTCAAGGAACCGGAGCCGAAGGAAAAAGGCCCGCTTGAGGCCAAGAAATACTGGCCCAGCCGCCGCCGCGAGGCTTTCCGCTTCCAGCCTCGACATGTGCAGGAAGCCTGGCTTGCTGAAGTTCCAAAGGCCGACCAGCGCTGGAGCGAAGAGCAGAAGACCGCATTTGAAAAGCTGCCCCTCGAAGGCAAGGAACTGCTTCTGGAGCGGCATCAGGAATTTGAGCGCGGCTATGGCGAGAAGTTCGAAGGCCTCGCCAAGGAACGCAAGCTGATCGAGGAAGTTCAGAAAGCCGTTCCGCCGCAGATGCGCACGATCATGGAGCAGCGCGGGATTACCGAATCCCAGATGCTCGCCAAGCTCGCGCAGCAACAGCTATTCGCATGGGCGAACCCGAAAGGGTATATCGCCAAGTTCATACAGGATTCAAAGATCAACCCCGCAGACCTTTTCCCAAGGCCCGCCGAGGGTGAACAGCCTACGACGCAACACGCTGCCCCGCAACAGGACAATCCGGCCGCCCTTGACATCAGGACGCACCCGCATTTCCAAGCCATGGCAGCAAGAGTGCGTGAACTGGAGGAGGCGCAGACAAAAGCCGCCGAATCCGACGACGAGCGGTTTACCGCTGAATTCAACGGCCTGCTCAGTGAAGCGGACGGCGAGGGAAACTCGCTCTATCCGTTCATCCGTGTTTTGGCAGGTCCGATGGCTACGATTATCGAGAACGACTCTGACCGTTTCGACGGACTCAGTATCAGGGATCGGTTGGCAGCCGCCTATTATCAGGCCCTTGAAGATTTTCCAGAGCTTACCGCGATCTACATGACCGCACCAGCATCGGAGACGAAGGTTGACGAACCTGTCGTCAAACCGGTGGCGGACTCTAGTGGAGAAAGTGAGCGCTTGGCGAAGCTTGAAAAGGCCGTCACTCCAAAAAGCCAGGCCCCGGCAATGGCGTCCGCAAGTTCCGCGTCAGACGACCCGTTCGAGAAGGCTTTCCAGAGTGCGAAAAAACAACTTGGAAAACGTTAACATAGGAGCAACTTGCTATGGCAAGTCCTAATGCCACGTTCGACGAATTGGCCTCGCTGACGATTTCGAAGTACTCGAAGACGCTGCGAGACAACGTTTAAATTGGACGTTGTAAAATCGGGTGAAACGGTAGACGCCTGAGACGGTAATACCGTGCTAAGCTGTTGATGTAACGCAATATATACTTGCGCCAGGGCAACAGAAAGCGTAACGACTAGGTCTTGACGAAAGAATAATAGACCCACGAGCGCCCGACACTTTCTAACCAGAGAGGGGAATCCCGAATGGTGGTTATCTATGGCATCGAATGCTTGCCGACTAAATTCGTTTACGTCGGATGCACCGAATGCGGGCTAGCAAAGAGATGCAGAGAGCATTTCAGTTTGCTGAAAAATAGCAAACATAGCTGCACAAAAATGGTTGAAGACTTCGCACAATACGGCAAAGAGGCCTTTGCCGCGCGAATTCTCGAAGAGTTGCCTCACAACACGACGTTGGGTGTCAAGCGAGATCGGGAGATCAAGTGGATGTCCAAATTTCGTGATGAGGGCAGGCTCTACAATCATATGGTCGCATCTTTTGGCATGGGGACGAAGCCGAAAGGCTGGAAACCAAGTCCGGAGTCGAACCTTAAGCGCCGCCTGGCGCAGCTCGGCAAGCCAAAGGGGCATGGGGCGAAGATCAGCGCCACAAAGAAGGCGCTCGGCCAGAAACCCAGCAGAGAAGCTTGGTTGAAGGGCCAAATGTCCATGATGCGCAACAAAGAAGCCAAGAGAGTGGTGAGATAGTCTGCTCTGCAGTCGAACGTGAAGCTGCAGAAGTATCGGATAAAGAGCCGGTACGATAACACAAGGTCGAACAACATCCCGCTCTATGCGTTCATGAAAGACGCAGGAGCAATCGTAGAGGAAGACGGCGGTATCTACCTGCTGGAAAACCTCGATTATAACGATAATGAGACGTTTAATACTCGGGCGTCTATAAACCTTTCCTGATTGGCTTGGAAGTGCTGGCAAGCACGACAAGGGGCAAGCAGCGGAGACATTCGCGGGCAGCCTGAACGACTTAGCGGAAAGGCCCCTAGTATTAGGGGAATCGAAAGTCTGAACACTGGTATAATGCAAGATCTGAAGCCAGTGAGGGAGGGTCGAAGAACTCTCCCCGCCGCGTAAGCGGTCAGTAGCGCTCCGTTGGCGTGAAAGTAACAGAATGCACTTGGTTCAACGGCTACGAGGAAATCTCGATCACGCCGTCTGAATTTGCAACGACGGCTCATTTCGACTGGAAGGAATGCGCAGGGAATGCTGTCTTCAGCGCCCGTGAAGTCGCACAGAACTCCGGCGAGTCCAAACAGCATGATCTGGTCAAGGGCAAGGTCAAAAACCTTGAGCGGACCATCATCAACAATGTCGGCGCGGCCTTGTTCCATGCCGGCACGGAGAATGACGGAAAGTCGTTCGGCGGATTGCAGTATATCATTCCCGATGATCCGACGACCGGCACTGTCGGTGGCATCAACCGCGCAACTGCTGGCAACGAGTTCTGGCGTAGCCAGACCTTTGATGAGACTGACGACAGCGTGACGCTTTCGGCCACGACCATCCTTGATGCCATGGAACTGCTCTATGTCCGCTGTACGCGCGGCATGGATGTGCCGAATCTCTGGGTCTACGGCAACACTTACTGGCGCTTTTTTGCCGGTGCGGTGAACGCCAACCAGCGCTACATCCGCGAAAGCGATGCGGCAACCGCGAAGACCTCGTTCCCGTACTACCTGTTTAAGAACACCAAGGTCTTCCACGACCCGAACGCCGGGGCAACCCACGGCTACGCGCTCAACACCGAATATCTCAAGGTGAAGGTGCACAAGGATCGCAACATGACGCCTGACAAACCGCGTTATCCGTCGTCACAGCGTGCGACAGTCATCCCCATCGACATGATGGCAAATGTCGTATGTGGAAATTCTAGCTTGCAAGGGGTCATGAAAGACTGATGAGCATTTTCACTCCGATTGCTGACAGTCAACTTCTGACTGTCATTCAAAGCTCTCAAAGGGTTGCCCTTCCCACCACTCCGGTGGGAAGGCTGGCGATGTCCGTGATCATGAATGTTCAATCAAATGACGAGCAGATTACCGCTCGGTTTGGTGATGATACCGTGACTGTCTCGGCGTCAAACGGGTATGTCGTTGCGCCCAAAGGGCAGACCACGGGTAATGAGCGGATTGTTGGGGTGCCGCATGGTGCTACGCATGTCGCGTTCATTGCGACAGGAACGGGCGGCGCTGAAAAGAAAATTCATGTCACCTTCGGTGACTTGATCTCAGGCTAAGCCGCGAAAGGATAAACACCAATGGCTTACAAAATCCTTGGGAACGTGGTCATCACGCAGCCGATCGCGGATACCTCCACAACCCAGAAAGAAAAGCTTGGACGCATCGTCCAGGCTGTTGACCCCACTTACGGGGTTGGCGAATTTATCTACCTGACCGGCGTTGCGTCTACGGTGGTTGGATCGATCGTCAACTACGACGCCGTTTGGGTCACGGCATTGCACACCACCGCGCTTGATAACCCAAGACCGCTGGCTGTCGCAATGTCGGCGAACGTTGCTAGCCAGTATGGCTGGTATCAGATCAGCGGTCAGGCTGTGGTCTCCAAGTCCGCAGCTCTATCGCTGGCGGCAGGCGATGGGATCGGCGCGTCAGGCGGTGCGGCTATCGTGGTTGCTACGGGCGGCATTTTGAACGGCATGTGTGTTGCCGCGATTGCTTCGGCCGCAACAGGTGTCACCACCGTTCGAGTCATGGTGAACAGGCCACATGATACGTCGGATCTTTCCTAGCAATGTTAGCTAACATTGCGGATTGATATTGTCTCTGTGATGAAGTAGGGTGCTCTCTTCAGCAAACGGAGAGCACCCTATGATTGGACAAAAGTTCGAATGGCTGACGGTTATCGCGGACGCAAGACACGGCTATTGGCGGTGTCGATGCAAATGCGGGAAGGAAACGTCACCGAATGCGACTCATTTGAGATCGGGTCGGGTCAGATCCTGCGGGTGTTTGCGAAAGTCTCTCAAGGTTACTCACGGGATGACAGGCTCTCCGTCATACAAAGCTTGGACTGCAATGTTGAAGCGATGCAGAAACCCGAACAATGCGCAGTTCCATAACTACGGCGGGCGCGGCATCAGGGTTTGCGAGCGTTGGCAAAAGTTCGAAAATTTCTACGCCGACATGGGCGACAAGCCAGAAGGAATGTCTCTGGATCGTCATCCGGACCACGATGGCAATTATGAGCCCGGCAATTGCCGCTGGGCCACGCAGACACAGCAGATCAGAAACAAGCGGAATACGGCTCGCGTGACTTACGAGGGCGAAGAGGTTTCGCTTGCAGAACTATGCGAGCAAAAGGGCCTGAAATTGCGCCGCATCAGGCAGCGCTTGGCCGCAGGAATGCCGATTGAACGGGCACTAATGCCCGGAAAACACAACCGTTGGAACCCTTAATGGCCGCACCAAAATACGATCTGTGTCAATGGAATTATCAAAATCCCCAAGCCTCCGGGCCTTTGCACGTTCCGATGGTCGTCCTGTGCAATACGCCGGATGAGGAAATCGAAGCCAACGTCCGCGAAAACACGGCAAGGGATCTGACTTGGCTTGCCGGTGTTGACGCGCATGACGGCATCGCGGTCATGGTCGGCGGCGGGTCGTCGGTTGCAGATCATCTTGACGATATTCGCTGCCTCGTGAGCGAGGGGGCAACGGTCTTCGCGATGAATGCCGCATCGCAGTATCTGCGCGGGCACGGCATCGCCGTTGACTGGCAGGTGACATGCGACGCCAAGGCTGAAACCGCCGGTCTCGTCGATCTTGGCGCGCGCGGGCATCTCTTTGCCTCGCACGTCAACCCGGCCACGATCAATGCGGCTTCAGTCCCGAGGCTATGGCATAGCGCCATTCATTGCAACGAAGACTGGTTTCCGCCTGAGAAGAAGAAGCGCGGCGGATACGCCCTTCTGGGCGGCGAGGCGTCAACCGGACTTGGTGCGCTCTGCGTCGCCTACTGTCTCGGCTTCCGCCGCATTGAGATATTCGGCTATGACAGTTGCCACCGTGACGATCAGAGCCATGCCTATCCCCAAGCGATGAATGGCTCCATACCGGTCATGGCGTTCGCTTGGGCGGGCCGGTGGTTCCAGACCTCGGTCACCATGCGGACGCAGGCGGAGCGCTTCCCGATCACCGCCCAAGCGCTACAGCAGGCGGGCGCTACGGTAGATGTCTGGGGTGACGGCCTGTTGCAGCATATATGGACCGCGCCGCCGGAGAACCTGACCGAACGGGATAAATATTCCAAGATGTGGCAGATCGATGCCTATCGTGCATATTCTCCCGGCGAAGTATGCGCCAACCGTTTTCTTGCCGAGATGAGGATCGACGACACTGGCCCGGTGATTGATTTCGGCTGTGGCACCGGACGCGGCGGTCTGGCGCTTACGCGAGCCGGGCTTGATGTCACGCTGACCGACTTCGTCAGCAATTGCCGTGATGAGGAAGCGCTCGAACTGCCATTTCTGGAATGGGATCTGACGCTCCCTTGCGCGCTTCGCGCTCCCTACGGCTATTGCACAGACGTAATGGAGCACATCCCTAGCGAAGATGTTGAGGCCGTACTGACTAACATCATGGCGTCGGCTGAAACCGTGTTTTTCCAGATCTCGACGGTCGATGATGATTTCGGAAGACTGTTCCTCAACCAGCCGCTGCATCTCAGCGTGCACCCGCATGACTGGTGGCTTGGACTATTCGGATCGCTCGGCTTTGAGGTCCGCAACGCCATCGACAACGAAAACGCATCAATTTTTATCGTGACTAGAAAATCGGCGCTAGCAGCTTAGGAGGCTGAGACGATGACTATAATTGACAAGAAGAAATGGTTCGATGTTCCCGACAGCGGATCAAAGGACGATCAGGGGGAAATCTTTTACAATGTCGAGGCCCGCTTCGGCGACCATCCGATTCTGGATGTGAAGGCCAGCAAGGCTGCCCGGCACAATGTCTATTTCTATGGCCCTGTCCTGCATATGCGGGTCAAGCGGACATCGCTCAATTCAAGAGCGATCAAGAACTGCTACTCGGTCGTCATGCGTTTCGACAAGGGCGAGGAGGACATCCGTATCGAGCAGGGCATCGCCCCCAATGGACAAAGCGTGCCGGTAAGGGTCGGCAATCCTGGCATGGGCAAGGAAAACTTCAATAGGGCTTGCAAGCTCATCGTCCGATGCTGGGACGCGTGGGAGCATTACCAGAAGTTCCGCAAATCCGCCGTGACGCCCCTAGAGCAGGAAGCCATTGCGATCGTTTCGCAGTCCCCGAACAAGGTGAAGAGCCGCCTTATGGTCGATCGTGAAGGCAAGCTCATGGAAGTCGATCCAGTCCGCGAAGAGGAAGCCGAGGACGAACCGGATTTCACGCCGGAAATGGGGGCGGAGATCATCTCCAGCCCGGAGCCAGCGGCGAAGGTGAAGAGGCGCAGGAAAGCGGCGTGAACGAACTGGATCAGGTCACGGAATTTGTGAACAGGCAGGCACGCGAGGCAAAGATGGCCTACGACATTTTTCGCGGCTCATATAGAGCAACTGAGGTTCCACACTGGAATGATCTGCCCGTGTGGATAAGGGATGCGTTGATCCATGCTCACAAGTTCGGCGAGATCAACAATGCGTGGCGAATGAAGGATAGACGATGACGCTTAATTTGCTGCAAATTTGCACTCGCGGTCTCGACGAGATTTCGTCATTTAACGTTCCAAACAACATCATCGGCAATAGCGACGATACCGCCAAGACGCTGCTGGCGGCGGCCTATAAAACGGGCGAAGAGCTGGTGCGCGAATACGACTGGCAGGAGTTGAGCAAGACGGCCACGGTGTTGACCGTGGCCTCCACATCGCTTTACGATCTGGAAAGTGATTACGAACGCATTGCGCCGGATACGATGTGGAACAATTCCGAAGCGCGCTACATGCGCGGCCACACGACTAGGCGCAAATGGGCGGCGATCACCAACGCCTCGGTCTATTCCAGCTTCACCTATGACTGGCGGCTGAAGGGCGGGCAGATCCAGGTCTTCCCGACGCCTTCCAGCGTGTTCACGTTCAACTATGAGTATCTCTCCAACATCTATTGCACCGACAGTGCTGGGGTCGACAGGGCGGACGGATGGGTCAGCGATACCGATCTGCCGACACTGCCGCAGGATCTCTTCATCTACGGTATCCGCTATTATTTTGCCGACAGCAAGACGCTCGCCAACGCCACGAAATGGGGCGCTGAGTATTACGACCTGATCGAAACGCGCCAGAACACCGATGTCCCCGGCGAACGTGTCAACATGGCCGCAAGCGTCAGAGCGCCGCGCGGCCAGTTGCGGCGTCTCAACATCCCCGATATTATAACGGGCTACTGATCATATGCGCCCGCTTCCGGCCAAGATGATCCGCCTTCAGCAGAAGGCGCAGAAATTCGCCGTGCTTCAACAGGTCCGCGGCCAGTCCATCCCGATCCCGGCCCCGACCGAGGGCATGAACACCCGCGATGGCGTGTCGAGTCTGAGCCCGACCGAATGTCGATCGCTGCGCAATATGCTGGCCGAACGCGGCAAATGCGTGATCCGCAAGGGCAAGACCTCGCACCAGACGGTTAGCGCCGTGTCGTCGATCGGCATGATGTTCACGCATGAGGGCGTCAGCGCCAATGTGATCCTTGCAGCGGCCGGCGGCGAGATTTACAATGTTACCGGAACGCCGTCAGCACTGACCAGCAACACTTACAACAGCGATGTCTGGTCGGTCGTGCAATTCAACGACACGACAATCGGCGTCAACGGGCAAGACACGCCATGGGCTTATGATGGCTCTACGGTCGGCGCATCCGGCCTCTCCGGCTCCGGGCTGACGATCACCAATCTGCGCACGGTCCATGTCGTCGGCGTGCGGATGTGGTTCACCGAAGTCGCCAGCGCCGATGTCTGGTATCTTGCGCCCAACGCCATTACCGGTGTGCTGACGAAATTCCAGCTATCCCAAGAGACCAAGGGCGGCTATTGCGTCGGCATCTACGAATACGGGCCTCTTGCGATTTTCATCATGTCCACCGGGGAAATCGTCACCTATCAAGGCGATCCGGGGACGGATTTCGCCCAGGCAAAAACCTATCAGGCCCCGATTCCTGTGGGGTACGATCCGGCCATTGACGTCAATGGCGAGCCGGTGATCATGACGGACTCAGGGCCGCTGCCATTCGAGGCAATCGCACGTGGGCTAGACGATAATGCCGTCGATCAGGGGCCATGGGGCAAGATCACGCCGTCATGGGCGGCGGATTTTGAGAGTTATGGCTCCAATGCCGGATGGAACGCGGTGTTCTTCAAGGGCCTCGTGATCCTCAATCTGCAAGTCGATAGCACGACCAGCAAACAGTGGGTTTTCAACACGCGTACCAAGAGTTGGTCATTTTTCGACGATCTGGATGGCTACCAGTTCACGGAAAGCGGCGGCGTGCTGTATTTCGGCGACAAGGGATCAGGCGAAATATTCACCCATACCGGCGGAACGAATGATGGCGATTCGATCGTCGGCACGATCCGAGGCGGCTTTATCTATCCGTTCCAATCCCAAGTCAATGGCCAATACACGCTTGCGCGCCTGAACGTTGAGGCAACCGGCACAGTCACGGGGCAAATCCAGGTTGATACGGATTACCGCGAGCTGGGCATTAATGCGCCTGAAATCCCGCTTGCTTCGTCCGGCTCTGGGCCGTGGGGCGAGCCGTGGGGATCGCCGTGGGGCACGAATGGCCAGCCAATCCTGAAATGGTCTAGCGTCAAGGGCTTCGGGCGCTCGGTTGCCCCTGTCGTACAGTTCAATTCGCAGGCTGATGACCTTGCCTATTACGGCATCGATCTGATTGCTGCGCAATGTGGCGTGACGGGGTAGACTGACATCCTCCCCGGTGGATAAAGGAATAAGGCATTGGATAAGAATAACCCTTATGCACGGACAAAGACTTTCGGCAATGGACAGCCAGCATACGGCTTTGGCGAGGGATTTGGTCGCTACCTTGGTTTGCTAGATGGCGAGTCGAGTGCGCCTCCACAGGCTGCATCGCCAGTATCACAATCATATGGTAGCATAAACCCGATGAAGGTCTTGCCGCCTTCAGCCTTCGGAAGGAATGATCAAGCATCAGCCTCAGATTTTAATGACTTCCTGTCTCGCCTTTCTGGTGGCGTGGGGACACAACCCGTGCCACCATCTCCATCCCCATTGATGCCGGGTCCAGCAGACATGATGGATTGGCGATCAGTCCCATATCAGGCAGGTCCATCAAGATTGCAGGCGATGTCAAGCCCCGTGATGCCGAAGGATTACCCTGAATCCAGCATGGCTCGGCTCAGTGCTGTGCTTCGCGGTGGGAGGCGTGACGGGCTAACTTGATGCCGCGAGATTATGCTGAAACCGGCATGGATCGCCTCAGGGCGGCGCTTCGCGGTTCGCCGGAAGACGATTTTGCCTATGGCGAGGGTATCCCCGAAGATGCGACATGGCGCAACCTTCTGCCCATGGCTGAATTCGGTCTCGGTATGGCTCCGGTCTCTGGAGAGGCTATAGCTGCGCGCGACGCGTGGGACGCCTCGGGACGGGCCGGGAACGCGCTTCTGAGCGGCGATTACGGGGAAGCCGCCTCAGATTACCTGAACATGGGAACCGGCCTTCTCGGCGCAATCCCCGGCGCTGGCATCATCGCACGCGGCACGAAACGCGGTGCTGCATGGATGGACCGGAATTTGCCGGAAGGGTTTAACCGGCTGCTGGACTCTGTGTATCCGCAAGGCTACGTGCCGAATGATACGGCAGCCGCCTTTCCAGGTTGGCACGGCTCGCCGCATGATTACCCGGCCGAACGTCTGGTCCGCAAGCAGGACGGTACGACCGAATTCATTTCCGGCCAGCCTGATGTCCTTCCTGACATCCCGCCCGGCCATGATCTGATCCAGGATTTTCCGCTTGGCCGCATGCGATTGGACAAGATCGGGACGGGAGAAGGCGCGCAGGTCTATGGCCATGGGCTTTATCTTGCGGAAAATCCGGCAGTTGCGCAAGAATATCAAAAAGCCCTCGTAAAGAAACAGCCAATTCCACAGGATGCAATACCTGAAGGCGGCGATTATTATGCAAAGTTAAAGTATGAATTCCCGCCTGATGCATTAGAAACAGCAGAAAAGAAATTAAGGGCATCCATTGAGGATATGAAGGATGCAGCCGGTGACGCTCGTTTCCCCTACCGTCAAGAAGCTGCAATAGCGGATTTACCCAGACTGCACAAAGAACTTGAAACCCTTGAACAGGTCAAGGCATTGCCGGGCGGCACGCGCCAAGGCAATCTCTACCGCGCAGAGATCGACGCAGAGCCTGAAGACCTACTGGATTGGGATCTGCCGCTCAATCAGCAGAGTGAGAAGATACAAAGTATCGTAAGGCCGCTTTTTACCAAGGAAAACGGACTTGGCCACATTCAGGACATTGATCACCTGCCCGGCGAGAATATTGTCAAACTGCTAACGTTCGGTCTCAAGCCAGACGGTACAGCAGCGGCACTCCGCGAAGCGGGTATCCCCGGCATTCGCTATCTGGATCAGATGTCACGCGATGCTGGCGAAGGATCGCGAAATTTCGTCATCTTCGACGACAAGCTGGTTAAGATGCTGGGCAAAGAGTGATGCCGAAAGACTATGCCGAGACGGGGATGGAGCGGTTAAGGACTGCGCTCAAAGGGTCTTTCACACCGGGAAGCCGCGAGTGGTACGCCGATCAAATCTACGGAACTGGCGTACCTGCCGACGTTGAGCAGAAGCGGGCGGAATCCGCCGACTTTATCGCGTCCATGACGCCGGTAATCGGGGAAGGCATGGCGCTCCGGGATGCGTGGGCCGCGTCCGGCAGGGGCGGACAGGCACTCACACAGGGAGACATGCAAGGCGCGGCGGGCGAATATATGAACCTGCTGTCTTCGCTTGCGGGCGGGCTTCTGCCGCTCTCGGTGCAGAAACTCACGTCTGCCGCCATGCCGTCCGATCCGAAAAACACGACGATGATTTTTGCGGGGCCGACCGCGAAAACGGCGGATCATGCTGCGCTTGCCAAGGCTCAGGAGATGAAAGCACAAGGCGCATCGCGTGCTGACATCTGGCGTGAAACCGGCTGGGATCTGGAAAAGGCAGATCAGATTCCACGGTTCGAGATCGATGATAGCAAAAGCCTTTATGATCAAAATGCTTACAAGGAACTGAAAGAATCCGCAGAGTTTGACGGTAGAACCTACAATCCGTCGTTTGATAACGCGCAACTTGATTTTGTCCTAGACCACGATCAGCTATACTCAGCTTATCCAGACATGGGTGAAATGCCTTTAGCATTTTTTCCTAATCAAGGCGCTATGCGAGGCGAATATGGTGGCCTAAGTCATAAAAGCGGTATGGCGCTACGCAATGACTTAGATGATGCGACGGGACGGTCCACTGCGCTCCATGAGGCGCAGCACGCAGTTCAAGGTCGAGAAGGCTTCCCGCGCGGCGGATCACAGACAGGCCCTTATCAAGCTGGCGAACGAGACACTCTAATACGGCAGGAGTTTAATCGTCGCAAGAAAGGCGCGATCGACAATCCATATCTCGATAGCGTGCCGACCGATGCGCAGATCATGGAAGAGGCTAAGTCATTTGTTGATAGCCCTGTCGGCAGAGAGCTTGCTTACAGGCGTCTCGCAGGCGAGGTCGAAGCCCGCAACGTCCAGTCCCGCATGAACATGACCGCCCCCGAGCGCCGCGCCACTCCCCCGTGGGAAACGCAGGACGTTCCAGACGACCAGCAGATCGTGCGATTTGGTGGAAATAAGTAATGCGGGTCGCTACCTACAAATACCGGCTCTTGCCGACGCGGAAACAGCACGAGGCACTTGTAGCAATACTCGACGCGCAGCGCGCGCTCTACAACGCCGCGCTTGCTGAGCGTATCGACTGCTACCGCAAAACCGGGCGGACCATTTCTTATATCGATCAAAGCAGATCTTTGACCGAATGCCGCAAGCAGATCCCGGAGATGGCGGACGCTCCGCTCTGCATCCAGCGCGGCACGCTCAAACGTCTGGACGAAGCGTATAAAGGGTTCTTCCGTCGTGTGAAGTCGCGCAACGGCAAAGCTGGCTTTCCCCGGTTCCGTGGTAAGGGATGGTTCAACAGTTTTGACTTCAACGAAATGTACGGCATCCGCTTCGACGGCAAGCGCCTGCGTTTAAAATCAATGCCATCCGGCTTGCGTGTCCATCTTCACCGTCCGATGCCGCAAGGCAAAATCCTCACCGCCAAATTCAAGCGCGATCACAAGGGTTGGTCCGTCTGCTTGGCGATTCGCGTTGAGATGCCGGAGAAATGCGTTGTTCAATCGGCCATCGGCCTTGACGTTGGCCTGAAGGCTTTCGCCTATCAGAGCGATGGCATTGTCATCCCCAACCCGAGGATTGCTCGCCGAGCAGAGCGCGAAATGCGTCGTCGCCAGCGGGCGCTCTCGCGTTGCAAGCGCGGATCGAATTGCCGCCGCAAGGTCAAGCGCGAAGTGTCGCGCCAACACGCGAAGATCCTCAACACCCGCACGACGTGGCTGCATCAGCAGTCGGCGCGGATCGCGAATTCCTATGACCTGATTGTCGCCGAAGATCTCAACATCAAAGGCATGGTCAGAAACAAACACCTGTCCCGCTCGATCTCGGATGCGAGCTGGTCGCGGTTCTTCGAAATGTTGTCTTACAAGGCTGAGAGAGCCGGTTCGATATTCATCAAGGTCAATCCGAGAAACACATCGCAGAACTGTTCGGGATGCGGAGAGAAGGTTCCGAAATCCTTGGCCGTGCGGACGCATAGCTGTCCGCATTGCGGCCTCGTAATCGACCGGGACTGGAACGCCAGCCTGAACATTCTGCACGCCGCTGTAGTGGGTGGCGGGTTCGATAACGTAGGCGGTTACGTCAAGCGTCGAACCGGAAAACTCACGGAGATAACGAAGTGAGACACTACCAGATAGTAAGGTTCAGATGACCGAGATCATCCTCGGCCAAGACGCCCGCGTCGCCCGCTGGATGTTCGAAGTCTCTAACTCGCGCCCGATGCAAATAAACGCAGCGATCGGATTGGCAGACGGCACCGGAAATCTGGTCGGTGGGATAGCTTTCACAGGCTTCAATGGTTCCGATATCGAGTGCCATTTCGTCGGTCCCGGCACGCTATCGCGTCGTGTCGTCCGCCTGATCTTCGGTATAGCCGTGATGCAGTTCAATCTCAACCGGCTGACGGTTCACACCCGCAAGCGTTCTATGGCGCGCGGCGTCACCAAGCTCGGCGCAAAATTCGAATGCGTGTGCAAAAGGCTTTATGGTCCGACCGATGCGGCGGAACACGCCGGCAGAAGATACTATTTCCCTAGAGAGACTATGCTCAAACTCGCTGGATTGAAAGAACCTCGCGGCGAACCTGCCCGCGCAGCCTACCCGACTAAAAGGATAAGACATAATGGGTTTTCTTGATGATTGGTTTGGCATTGAAACGCCAAAGCCGCCTGATCCATACGCGACGGCCGATGCGCAATATCAATACAATAAGCAGGCCGCCGAAGACTTCATGCGGATGGGGTCATTGGATCAATTCGGCCCATTCGGCTCGACCACTTACGAGCGCGGCCCGGATGGCCTACCGACCTCGCAGACGGTCAACCTGTCGCCTGAAGTTCAATCCTGGCTTGACAGCCAGTTCGGAGCGTCCGCAGGACTGAGCGACGCCGCACTAAGGCAGATCGGCTATCTACCGGAAGACAAGTTCCAGCTTCCAACCGGACCGTCAGCGACGGATTACGCCACCGGGGCATTCGGTTCCGAACTGCTCGACCCGTCCAGCTTCTCCGATCTGTCGGACATTTCGCAGACTTCGTATGATCAGGCAAGATCACTGTTCGAGCCTGACATCGAGAACGCCCGCAACGCAATGGAAGTCAAGCTTGCGCAGCGTGGAATCCCGGTCGGCTCGGAAATCTACAATCAGGAAATGGACCGTCTCGATCGTTCAGCCAACCAGGCTTATTCCGGGGCCGCCAGACAGGCGCAACTGGATGCAGGCAACGAGCAGTCGCGCCGCTTCAACACGGCGCTACAGGGCCAGACATTCGGGCAGAACCAGTATCAGACGAACCTGTCGAATGATCTGCTGGAGCGCAACCAGCCTTACGCGGAAGCCTCGGCCTTGCTCGGGACAAATCCATCGTTCCAGACGCCGAGCTTCATGAACACGCCGACGCAGGCGATTTCCTCGCCCGATTATCAGGGGCAGGTTAACGCGAATTATCAGGCGAAGGCAAATCAAAGTTCCGGTTTGTGGAACACGCTGGGTAGCCTCGGCAGTGCCTTTGCCGGGTCTAATGCTGGGTCAGCGGCGCTGGTCGGTCTATTCTCCGATGAAGACATGAAGGAAATGCGCGAGCCGGTTGACGGCGAGACGATCCTTGCCGGCTTCCGTGACATGCCTATTGACGAGTGGAACTATACCGACGAGGCGCGCATGGATCATGGCGTGCCGGGCGGAAGACATATCGGGCCGATGGCTCAAGACTGGAAAGAGCAGTTCGGCGGAGACGGTAAAACCATCCCCGTCGTTGACGCGCTAGGGCGCTTAGCCAAGGCCGTGCAAGCGCTCGATAAGCGGACGATGAGGGCGGCATGACCCTTACACAGGAACGGCTCAAAGAGCTTCTGGAATACAGGCCCGATGAGGGCCTTTTTTATTGGCGGAAGGCGCGGGGGCATAAGAAAGCCGGGGCAGTCGCTGGATATTTGCGAGAAGACGGCTTTTGCAAGATCAGCATAGATAAACAATCTTATGGATCGCAGAAACTGGCCCACTTTTATGAACACGGTGAGTGGCCAAAGAGCGCCGATGCGTATCCGGTATTGACGCAGGAGAGATTGATAGAACTTCTTCATTACGACCCCGACACAGGCTTATTCACTCGCTTAAGGACTCGCGGCTCAAGTAAGGCGGGGGCTATTGCTGGGGGAATTAGTAAAGGGCCACGAGATGGATACCTAAGGATCAAAGTTGACGGAAAGCGATACAAGGCCCACCGCCTCGCATTTTTATACATGACCGGAAAGTGGCCTAATGGCCTTGTAGATCACAAAGATACAAACAAGCTGAACAATTCTTGGAAAAATTTGCGTGAATCGACGAATGGCCAAAATAAAGCGAATGGCAGAACGTACAAAAACAACAAGCTGGGCATTAAGGGTGTAAGCCTAAGGGGAAGGAAATACCATGCCCGAATATATCATTCGGGCAAGCTGACAACACTCGGAACATTCGAAACGGCGGAAAAGGCAAATCAAGCCTACTATGCCGCAGCAACTGAAGTTCATGGTGGATTCGCGAGGGCATCGTAATGGATATTACCGATCAAATCATCGGCGTTGAGAGTAACGGAAATCCATTTGCCAAAAATCCACGCTCGTCGGCTCTTGGATCGGGGCAATTCCTCGGAGAAACCTGGCTCGAAATGATCCAGCGCCATCGTCCCGACCTGACGCAAGGCCGTAGCCGTGAAGAGATCCTTTCTATGCGCACAGACCCGAACCTATCCAGAGACATGACGCAAGCTTACGCAGACCAGAATTCGGCCTTCCTACGGTCGAAAGGCTACGAGGCGACGCCCGCGAATACGTACCTATCTCATTTTGCTGGTCCAGCGGGAAGTGCGGCAATCCTTGCCAATCCCGGCGCAACAGTCGAGGCCCTTCTCGGCCCGGAAGCCGTGCGCGCCAATCCCTTCCTGCAAGGGATGACCGGACAGGATGTCATCGACTGGGCTGGCCGGAAAATGTCGCCAAGCCAAGCGATGGCAAAGAACCTGAAGAAGCAATTCGGCACGCCGGAGACTGCGCAAGGGCCAGCCGCTGCATCGGGGGATGACATGGGCAGGTTGAAAGCAGCACTCTCCGGCAAGACCTACGACCCAGACAATCTTTCCGGCGCTGACCGGCTGATCGATCAGGGCCAGAGCATCGCGGGCACGTCCGGCAATCCGTGGGGCGCAATCGGGGGCACGATCCTTGCTGGGCTTGGCGGTTATGAACGGAGCCAGGAGCGCGGAAACGAGAAGGCTTACAGAGAAGAGCTTGGCCAGACGCTCAGCGGTTCAGAGAACCCGATCGATATGGCGCGCAAGCTTATGACCTCGCCAGACCCAAAGCTGCAGGAGGCAGGAATAGACTTGTACGCCAAGGCGTCGATGCTGGCGCAGAAGGGCGGCACGCAGACGGCGGCGATACAGGAATATGAACTTGCGAAAAGCGAAGGCTTCGAGGGCGATTTCGCTTCCTTCCTGAAGGAAAAGAAATCGCCCCTTGTCACCATACAGGGTGAAGAAGAGTACGCCAAAACACGCGGCAAGGCGCTTGGCGAAGAATTCGGCACAATCCAGACCAATGCGCAGCAGGCTACGGACCGCATCGGCCAGCTTCGCCAAATCGATGATTTGCTGTCCAACCCCAATGTCTACACCGGGACTGGAGCCGAAGCGATCAATGCGCTGAAGCGCACAGCTCAGACCTTATTCGGGCAGGATAGCATTGAAGGCGTTGCCGATGCCGACGCCGCCCGCCGCGTCTCCACGGAGATGGCTCTAAGCCTGAAAGAAAATCTACCGGGTCCGATGTCAGATTCCGATCGTGAGTTTTTGCAGGCCATCCCGCCGAATATCGGAGACACGGCGCAGGGGCGCAAGCTCCTCGTCAGCCTCATGACGGCGAAGGAGCAACGCAAGATTGAGGCCGCTGAACTTGCGCGGGAATACGCCGAGCAGAACAACGGTCGCCTTGATGATGGCTGGTATAGCGTTCTCGGGCGCTATAATGCGCAAAATCCTGTTTTTACGCCTGAACTGATGGAGGAAGCGCGTACATTCAGCGGTGAAGGCCAGCAACAATCGCCTGCGGCAGGCGTTGCGCCCCGCATTCAGAGTGATGATGACTTCGACGCGCTGCCATCTGGATCACAATTTATCGGCCCTGACGGCAAGCTGCGGAGGAAGCCATAATGCCTCGCTGGCAAGACGCGCCGGTTGTGGACCCGACGCAGGGTTTCCGCTGGCAGGACGCTCCGGAAGTGGAGGAAGAGGAAGCCGAGGGCGGCTTTTTCAACGATACATGGGTTGGCCGTCAGATGAAAGGCGCTGGAGAACTTGCGCAGGGCGCGTATGAAGCGGCGGTTCCTGAACGTGATCCGCGCTACGCGGAAACGCCTGGATTTACCGGGGAAGGTCTGCCCATGCAGGATGTAATGGGCATTCAGCGCGGCAAGCTGTCGGCCGCAGGTTTTGAAGACAAGCCATATCGCCAGATGATCATGCAGACGCTCGGCGATCGCATCAAGGAAGTCAAGACCGACGAGCAGGGCAACGAGATCGTGCGCTACAGCGGGGATGACGGCAAGGAATACGAGACCTACGTCAATCAGCCCGGCCTCGATATGCAGGATGTGGACCGTTTCATCTCCGGAACAGTCCCGTATCTCGCGGCGGCGTTCGTGACATCAAAAATTCCCGGACTCAACAAATCCATGCTGCTTCGAGCGCCCGCACAAGGACTGGCCGCAGGCAGCGTCAGCATCGGGCAGGATCTCGGCGCAGACCAGCCGATCGATCTGCCGAAAGCCGGTCTGACGAGCCTGCTAGGCGGCACAGGTGAGGTGGTTGGCGTAGCCGCATCGAAACTGTGGCGCAAGCTCACACAGCCTCAATATTATGACGAGGCAGCCGGAACGCTAACCCAAGCCGGTCGCAACGAGGCGGAACGTCTCGGGCTTAATCCTGATCAGGTCCAAGGCGAAATGGCGCAGCGACTTAAGGAGATCAAGCGCGCGGAAAACCCGGAAGCGGCGGCGGCTGGCATCGAATCGGGCGAATTCGGCATCCCGACGACCAAGGGTCAACGCACGAAAGACCCTGAACAGCTCAACATCGAAGAGCAGATGCGCCGGTCGTTATTTGGCCCAGGCGCACGCGAGGTCATTACTGACTTCGACAAAACGCAGCGTGGGGCCATCCAGCAGGCCGCAGAAGGCGTTCAGGGCCGTATTGCGCCTAAATCCGCCGCAACGTTGCCCGAAGCAGGCCAGGAAATCGGAGAGAGCCTCCGCAGCGCTCGCGCTGGCTCGGACGCCCAAGTGACGCAGGCATGGAAAGAGATCGAAGATCTATATCCGGTCTTGTCTGACACGAACACCGGCAATGCTGCGCGGGATATGATGACGCAGGATCTGCGGCAAAAGTTCGACAGCCTCGGCTTCTTCCCGGATGAAAAATTGACGCCGACCGCTCATCAGATGATGAACGAGCTTACGGATTTTTCCAGGAATATTCCCACACATACACCATATGAGCTGCTCGGCAAGACAGGGCGCACGCCGTCGATAGACAACATGCGCCGCCGCTTGCTTGCACGCTATGAGGGGGCTGCACCAGGGCAGGACAAGGCGGCATCGCGGGCGATTTACAATGGATTCAATGATTGGATCGAGGATCTCAGCGCAACTCAGGCGCTTAGAAGCAGCAAAGGGCAGTTCGTCAAAGGGGATTCGGCTGAAAAACTGGCCGAAGCCCGTAAGATTACGCGCGAGCAGCGCCAGCTATTCGAACCGAAAGATCCCCGTGGCAAGCTGACGCCTGCTGGAAGAATCCTTACGGACATCGCAGAAAATGCCGACACGCCGGAGCGCATTGTACAAAGCATTTTCGGGGCAAATGTCACCGGCATGCCGAAAGCGGGAACCGTTGATGCTTTGCGTCACATGAAACAGGTGTTCGCGAATGACCCATCGAAAACCGATCAGGTCAAGGCTGCATACTTTCTGAAGATGGTGACGGGAAATGACGGCAATTTGCTGTCACCGGGCCGGCTGGCGACAGCGGTCAACAAGTCGTTCGCCAATCAACGCTCAGTGGTTGATGAAATGTTCGATCCGGCAGAGCAAGAGTTTATCAAGCGCTTTCAGAAGGCGATCGAAACGGCTGTCTATACGCCGCCGAACCCGTCTGGAACATCCTACGCCCTTGAAGCCATGCGCCGCAAACAGCGCAGCAGTGGACTGGAATATGTCTTGCGGCGGCTTGGCACTCGTTCGACGTTCCAAGGCAAGGTCTGGCAGGGCACGATGTATCATTGGTTGGCGCGTGCGCTCCCGAATATCTTTGGCGCTCAGGAAGCCGCGTCACGCAGTCTGGCACGCAAGGCCATAGGTCAGACGATCGATTTCAAACCCGATCAGGGATGGCTTTTGAGCGCGATTGCAGCCTCACATGCTGCGTCGGATAATCAGGAATAGAACAGCCATAGTCCAAGCGTTTTGACTGGACCGAACAAGACACCGAGCATTGTGGCGAGGCATAGCAGAAAGATGCTAATTCGTAAGCTGCGCGGAAGGCGGTCTATGGTCTTCTCAATGTGTGATTTTCGTCGGGTGAAATCGCTTTTTGCAATCGAGCGCTGAACCAGCCGATGCGCTTTCGCCTGACTGTGCGTCATCCAATCTCCCGGTGCAGCCTCCGTCATCTCGATTTCGTCGCTCACCGTTCTTTCATTCCTTCTCTCACGGCATCAGCAACGATAGAGGGAAGATCGCGGCGGAATGATGTGATTTCAGCTTCGACCTTGCCGAGACGGTTTTCTATCTTGTCAAGTTTGCCGTCAATCCGCTCCAGCCGCAAGCCGTGTTCATCTTGTACAGCAGAGACCCTGCCGAGCTTGGCGACAACCCAGCGGAGAGTTTCAACCGTGTCGTGCTGGTTGGCTTCCAGCGCAGTAACACGGCGTTCTAGGTCGGCAATGTCGGTCATGGCGCTTAGCTGCTCTTCAGGATTTCCGTTGCGTCAATAGCGTTGTGCCCGTTCGGATCATCGACCTTGAACATCTTGACGGTAATTGCCGTCTCGAATCTCGGCATGGCGATGGTGCTTGGTCCGGTGGCATAGACCCTGCCGCCCTGATCGTTGATGTAACCGTGAGCCTGGCCGGGGGTGTGTCCGAGGACATTGGGCTTATAGGCTGAGGCTCCGTCAACGATCAGGAATTTGTCGTAGCCATTTTTCAGGGTCTCTTTTGCGGCAATGACCATAGCGCGCCGTTCGGGTTCAAGAGCGCCGTAGATAGGCGCTGTCGAGACGTTTACACGTACTGTGTCGTTAGCAAGACGCATTGCAGATTGCTCTGCGCAGCCAGCGCAAACAAGCATGACGGCTGCACTCAATAGGCTGTTTTTTATCACTTAAATCCCCCAATCGAAGTTGCTCTTAATCCTTCGTGAAACCAACGGCAGCAATGCCGATAACAGCCAGCCAGGCCGCGCCGCCCCACGGCATGCCATAAAGTTCGAACGCCAATAGAGGGATGAAAGCCATGATGGAAATCAGCCACCTGAACCAGCGGTGCTCCAGATAATTGGCGATCATCACGCTGTCCCCATTGCGACAGAAAGCTTTTCAAGAAACTCATGGATGCCCCAAGCTGCAATGCCCCACAGGGCAGCAGCCGTAACCAACCCCAGAACTCTTTCTGTTGGGAATTCTTCAGCAAGAAAGTGCACGACCCTCTTAAACAGACCTTGCCTTGGCTCCATGACGCCCGGCCGCGTCTCCGAATAGACGATCTCATCCATACCAAGGAATCCTTATGGTTGACAAAACGCACCCTAAATATAGTCCACAAATAGAGGCTATACAAAGAAAACTCCAGGCTTCTGGATTTTATCAAGGTGAGATCGACGGCGTTGACGGTCCTGCGACGCAGCGCGCAATCGCCCTTGGACAGCAGATGGAGCCGAAAAAGAGCGATGCTGAAATTCAGCTTGAGCGGGAACAGTTGGCGGCCGGGCAATCCGACAAGGAAGCCGTGCGGCAGCAAAAGCGCGAAGAAACCGCAGATCCCCTTTGGGATACGTTCGTTCCGTTCGGCATAGGTGCTGGGGTAGGGTATGGAAGCGGCGAACTTGCCAACCGAGCGTTATTTGGAAGCGATGCCAGCAAAGCCGCGGCCCTTAAGGAAATCGGCAATGAACTTGGCCCAACTTCGAAGCTGACCGATTCTAAAGTCAACCGATCGCGAGCATATGGCGCGAGTGAGGCTGCTAAACGTATCGTGCCCACTTCGACCGGTGCCAAAATTGGCAATATGCTAGGGCGCGCAACCACATACGGCGTTCCTGCGGGCATACTTTACAATGAATGGAGTCGTTATGAGAAAGCAGGCGAAGACCCTTCGCTAACCGAAACAGAACGCCAAGCCAATCGCCGGATTGCATCTGGACTTCTCGGCGCATTGACGGGCGTCGGCTTTGAAGGTGGAATCCGCGTTGCGAACCGAATTCTCCCAGAAGGATATGGAACGGCTTTAACTCGCATCGAGACCGCCCGCAATCTGGCCGAACGTTTTGATGAGCGAGATGCAGGAAAAAGTCCTGCATCTTCCGGAATATCACGCCTTGAAAATTCATTGAAACGACCTCAGTCAGAGCTCATTGAGGCTAAGCCTATACAGTCGTTGCCGCCACCGCAGTCGCCGCAATCCAAGCCCCAGCTTGCTGCCCCGAAAGAGCAAACGCCGATCCGGAACATGGAACGGTTGCGCGGTGCTGTAGCCGCCGCTGGCGGCAGCCCGGCATCGACGAAATCCGCCAATTATGAAGCTCTCCGCAAGGGGCTGACAAAAGACAATCTTTCTGCTGTTGCCGATAGCATGAACCTGCCGAAAACAGCCTCGAAAGCGACAGTTCTTCAGAGAGCAAGGGAACTGCTTAGAACGAGCGGAAAATCCGGACTACTTTTGCCCTTGGCCGCCGCTGCTACCGCCTATGAACTGGCAGGAGAACCGGCCGAGGCAGGAACGCCAGAAGTCGAAGCAGGCACGGGCAACCTCTCTACGACCGGAACCAACACCGCAGACCGCCTTGGGGCGGCAACGGCGGCAGGCGGCACGGTCTACGGTATGGATAGGCTTATCAACGCCCTGAAAGGCGCAGCGCCAAATCTGACCCGATCCATCGGAGCCGGTGGCGTCATGACCCTGCCCGGCGCGATCGCCGACCAGTTCGACAATGCCACGCCGGATGAACTGACCGCAGGCAGCAACCGCCTCTACAACCAGCAGGCGCGCTTCCAGGAAGCCACCGGCTTGCCCGATTGGCTCATGGGCCAGAACGTCGCCGAAGCCCGCGACATGGCGCAAGTCCCGGAACGCAACCCGGCGCGTGTCTACGAGAACGCCTATCAACCCGGAGGGGAGCCTTCCGGCTACGGCGGCGGAACGCATGAGATGCCGGACGGCAGCGTGATGGCCGATAGCGAGATGCCGCCGCCACAAGCGCAAGAGCAGCCCGCACAAGAGCCGCCAGCGGAAGCCGCCGACTTCGAAGCCCTCAGCCAAGCGTTCGAGCAAGACCCGGAAATCGCGGATTTGCTCCGCGAATACGTCAGATCGCGCATTGATATGACGCAGTATCAGTAAGACTAGCGCAACCTTTCAGAATTGAGTACATATAGCGAACGCGACGGGTGCTGGTAACACCGCGCCGCGTTCTTGACATCGAACCTGTAAAGGAGGCTCGAATGCCCGCCACACGTCTAAAGCGTATCTGTTCGGTTGCCAACTGCGAAAATCCAACCGTTGGCCGTGGCTTATGCAGAAAACATTACCTGCGACAGTATAAACGTCCAGATGGGGACCTCTCCGATCCCAAGTTTGCTGACGGCTGTTCGGTTGCCGGGTGCAAGGGCAAACACCACAGTCACGGACTTTGCAGAACGCACGTCATGGCGAAGCAATCTGCTGGTCCTCTCTCCTTGGAGAGGCTCAAGGAAGTGCTGCATTATGATGCAGATGCGCGCGTTTTCTATTGGCGTGCTGATCGCGGCAAGAACAAGGCTGGGTCGGTAGCCGGCAGCGTTCAGACGGACGGTTATTCGCGCATCATGATCGACCACAAGGGCTATTCGGTCTCGCGGCTTGCTCACTTCTATGAACATGGGGAATGGCCGTCGAAGTCAGGCGATCTGACGCAGGACCTTCTCAAAAGGTTGTTCGAATACGACCCCGAGACTGGTTTCTTCTGGCATCGGACGGTCAAGGACGACAGCGAAAGAACGCGCCGGGCTGGGGCTATCGCTGGCGGAGGCTATCGCTACATCAAGATCAACCACAAGAGTTACCTCGCCCAACGTCTGGCCTTCCTCTACATGATTGGCCGTTGGCCAAGCCGCCACGTCGATCATAGAGATCGTGATCGTGACAATAACGCTTGGCGCAATCTGAGGGAGGCCACGCGTCGCCAGAACAGCGGCAACCAAGCCGCCCGCGTCAATAATAAGCTCGGCGTGAAGGGCGTTCACCGCGTTCGCAACGGATACCGCGCCGTCGTTGCTCGGAAGCATCTCGGCACATTTGCAACCATCGAAGAAGCAAGCGCCGCCTATGAAGCGGGAGCTAAAAAGTATTTCGGTGAATTCGCAAGATCTTCATAGGGATATTTAAGTATGGGATACACCGGCAGCCCTCCAAACCAAGTTTATCAAAGGACGGACGGCAGCAGAACTGGATCTGCTGTAAATGTTGAGGCAGATAATGCCGCGATTAATAATACAAGCGCCCTAGCTGACGCAAGAGAAAACGACTTAGCGGCAGCGATAAACTTGCTGTGGCTAAGAAACGGCGGGAATGCTCCGACCGCGAACCTCCCAATGAACACCAAGAAGTTCACCGGGATGGCTCAAGGCTCGGCGCGGACGGACAGCTTGCGTATCGACCAGGTGCAGGACAATGATTTTGTCTATGCAGGCACGGTCGGTGGCACCGCGGATGCGATCGAACTGACGACCGTGCCGACATGTACGCCGGTTGAAGGCATGACGATTGTCTTCATTCCGGGATCAGACAGCACGAGCACGGTTACGGTTGATCTCAATGGGGACGGCGCGACGGCGCTGCAATATAATGCGGCGGCGCTTAGTGGCGGTGAAGTGCAAGCAGGCTTGCCGGCGCGGATCACGCATGACGGCACGCAATGGCAACTTGAAAACCCATATCACGGCTATGCGCCGCAGAATGCGAATGTCAAAGCCCTTGCCGGGCTGACCGGCGCTGCTGACAAGCTCCCGTATTTCACCAGCGCCAGCGCAATGGCGAATGCCGATCTGTCCAGCTTCGGACGGACATTGATCGACGACGCCAGCGCCAGTGCTGCACGAACGACACTCGGGCTTGCAATCGGAACGGATGTGCAAGCCTTCGATGCCGGGCTTACGAATATGACCGGCGCAATCGTAGCATGGCCGACTGCAACAGCACCGACCGGTTGGCTCGAATGCGACGGCGCGGCGGTCTCGCGAACAACGTATTCAGCACTCTTTGCTATCATCGCTGAAACGTATGGTGACGGCGACGCCTCCACGACGTTCAATTTGCCCGATTTGCGCGGTGAGTTCATCCGTGGCTTTGATAATGGGGCAGGCAATGATCCGGATGCAGCCTCGCGCACGGACCGCGGCGATGCAACCACCGGGGATAATGTCGGGACGAAGCAGGATTTTGCAGTTGAAAACGCAACTGGCCGACTTGGCAAAGTAATTGGCGATTCTAACACTGTTGACGGCGTATTTGCTGCCGTAAGTGCCGGAACTGGATATGGTACAGGCGGCGGCACCTTGGAACATGTCGATATGGATCTCAGCACTCAGCTTCAAACCTCAACAGAAACCCGCCCCCGCAACGTCGCCATGATGTGGATCATCAAGACTTAAGATCCCACCGTTCCCAAATAAACGGATACCGCCAAGTCAGATTATGACTTTTTTCCAAGTCTCGTGAAATTGCATCATAGCGCGCTCGGGAATCGTCCTCGACGAGATGGAACTGAACAACGAGCGCCTTTATCCTGCTGATTTCCCCTGCGCTGATGAGCTTTTCAATGATGGCAAATTCCTCGCCCTCAACGTTCAGCGCCAACAAAGCGGCGTCACCGTTCTCGGTGAGGATATCGGAAATGCAGCGCATGCGCGCTTTCACCGCGTTTCCTTGTCGCTTGTAAGCGCTGGAACCCTCGCCGTTGATGTGAATGTCAACTTCGGCGTTACGATCCGAAAGCCCGGCGCAGTGAACCTCCACGTTGGCGAGGTCTTGCGTTGCGTTTTTTGCTTGGTCGAAGAATTCGGAGATTGGCTCGAAGCCGATCACATGAGGCTTTCCACAAGCTGCGATGCGGCGCGTGAACTCTCCAAGGTAGCAGCCGCCTTCAATAACGGTGTCGCCATCTTCAAACTCGAAGTCAGTCAGCAAAGTATCATTGCCGCGCTGCCACTTCCATCTTTTCAAGGCTCTGTATTGGTCATTGACCGCAAACTTTATAACATTCAATCCCATAAGTAATTCCTCGTAGATGCCGAAATAGACACTGCGAGCAACCTTACAAACCCATTCCCATGAAAGCAAGAGTGAAACAGTTCAGCTTCCACATTATCGGCCTGCCACACACTTGCCTGACAGAGGATTTCACAGCTTGCGCCTTCACCTTCCGCGTTCTCAAATTCTGCGGGATGATGACGGGGCTAGGTCATACCGTCTATCTGTACGGCGGCTGTTGACTGGCGATCTATGAGCTTTATTTCATCAGGGGTAACTGAAAGATATTGGTACACCCCTGTTCCGCCCAAACTTAACACATAAGACCTGAGAATACACCCGCTTCTGGCGGGTTTTTTGTTGCCCTCCAAGGAAATCACCACACAGATGTCAGTCTTCGCGCCTCTGGGCGATTCGACAATTATTTCCTGCACCCAGACGGATCAGCGCGTTGCGCTTCCGACGCTGCCGGCAGATGCGCCGACCATCCGCCTTATGGCGGAAACGGCTGGCTTGCTGGCCTTGTGGGTCAAGCTGGGCGACAACACCGTCACCGGCAGCAAGACCACATCCATGCGCATCCAGCCCGGCTCGGTTATCGATACCGCGGCGTTTATCGGCGTGAGTGCGAGCGAAACGCATCTGTCGATCTTCTGCGAAGGCCGTGAAGGCAATGTCGTCATGACCGGCGGCAGAGTGCTCAATGAAACCACCGGGCTGACGGGTGCGACAGGACCGACAGGGCCAACTGGCGCGACAGGCCCCACCGGGGCCGATGGAGCGCATCCCGGTTATAGGTTCCTGTTCGACAGTTCGACCACAATGGCTGATCCTGGGGCCGGTGATTTCCGCCTCAATAATGCGACACTGGCCTCGGTGACAGCCGCGGCGGTCTCGGATAACTCGGCGGATGCCGGAAATCCCGATGTCTCTGCGGCAGTGCTTGCGTGGGATGACAGCACGAATTCGGTTCGCGGTACGCTCTACATCAAGCAAATCGCTGATCCGGCAAACTTTGCCATATATAACGTCACCGGAGCAAGTGTGGACAACGTAGGGTGGACGCAGCTTGCGCTGACTTACGTGACTGGCGCTGGAACGCTGTCGAATACTGATCCTTGCGTCCTGGAATTTGCGCGGGCCGGGGATCTTGGCGCAACCGGACCAACCGGTGCAACAGGACCAGCGGGAGCTGGCGATGTCGTCGGCCCGGCATCGGCAACAGACAACGCCATTGCTCGTTATGACGGCACAACCGGAAAACTCATTCAGAACTCCGGCGTCACCATCGATGACAGCGACAACGTTTCCGGTGCGGCAAGCATCACCCTATCCGGAGCAAATGGCGTCGATGTAAACCCCGGATCGGATATCGACGCGGATCTGCTGACGGTAGGCGTTACGGGTGCTCCGACTTTCTCATGGGATGAAAGTTCAAATCAGTTCCGCTCAACACACGGATTGATCATTGGTGCGACCGGAGACGGCGCGCATACGATTGCCGGCGTGTCCATCGTCTCCAATTTTGAAATCCATTCCGAGGGCGGTACCGATCCTGGCGGACTGTCCGTCCATCGTCATGCTGATAGCCAAGTGCTTGGCGGCCATGCGTTATTCTTGAAAAGCCGGGGAACGCACGCCAGCCCGACTGTTGTCGCTGATAATGATATTCTCGCTTGGCTCGACGGCCTAGGCTATGACGGCACGGATTATGAATCCGCCGCCGCGATCCAGTTTCTGATCGATGGCACTCCCGGCAATAACGACATGCCGGGAGAGATCGCGTTTTTCACCAATGCAGGCAGCCAGACGCTTACGCGGCGTATGTCGATCCGGGCGGACGGTAGCGTTGAAATCGTTAGCGCAACACTCACATTAAACGGCAACGCCGCCCTTGATGTTGGCGACATCAATGCAAGCGTCCAAGCTTTTGACGCCGATACACTGAAAGCCGACACTCCAGACACGCTGACGGCAGGCTTTGCTCACACCGTCGACAATGACGGCACGCAGTCCACCGGGACATACACGCCGGATCAGGACGGCGGCAACATGAAACGCATCGTCAATGGCGGTGCCTTCACGCTTGCGCCGCCCACGGACGATTGCTGCATTATCGTTCAGATCACCAATAACGCATCGGCGGGAGCTGTCACCACATCCGGCTTTTCCGGGGTGTTCGGCGATGCTTTCACGACCACCGATGGCGACGATTTTATCTGCACCATCATCAAGATCAACGGGTTCTCATCGCTCACAGTGCAGGATGTAAGCTGATGTTTGCTGTCTTTCCTGCTCCCTATGTCGCCGCTGGCGGCGGAACTCCTACAGAAACAGGCTTCACCCTTGTCGGAACAGGGGAAACGGTTAATACTGGTGGTTCAGCTTGGAGTAACCCAGGAAACATTACCACTGATGATGGCACTTCTGCAACTTGTAATGTTGGCACTGCTATTGGTGGGGCCACAGGGGATACTCTTAGGGGGTCTAATTGTGGGCTTGCCATTCCTGGCGGAGCTACAATAGACGGAATAGAAGTTCGCGTGCAGCTTTTATATTCTCCTAGCAATGGCATTCCTACGGTTAATTCTATAAATATAGGTAAGGATGATAGTACGCCAGGAACAGCCAAGACACCAGGAACAGTTTTAACGACATCTTTCGTCGATTACGATTATGGAAGTTCATCTGATCTCTGGGGGTTGACATGGACGGCCGCTGAAATCAATAGCACTGAGTTTCAAGCCTTTTTCGATTGTAATAACACAGGTTTCGGTGCTCAGGTCAATTGCGACGCCATGTGGATCAATGTCCATTATACGGCATAAGCCCGCCCATTCCCGCAATCTCAATATCCAGCCCCTTCTCAGGGGCTTTTTCTTTGAAAGCCTTTACCGAAAGGATAGCGTATGGAAGCCGGAAAGCTTGCCCTCGATGAAATCAAATATTGGGAGCGCAATCTAAAGACGGGTACTTTCTATGATCGCGCTTACCAGGATAGTGAGGGTGTTTGGACGATCGGCTGGGGCACGATTCGATGGGATATGAAGACGCCCGTTAGAGAAGGCAACACAATCACCGAAGATGAGGCTGACCGCCAGCTTCGCAAGGAATGTCAGCGCATTGAGGATGCTTTAAATTCTAGCGTTAAAGTCCCATTGACGCAACCGCAGTTCGACGCGCTCATATCGCTGTTTTACAATATCGGCATAGGCTGGTGCACGGGCATCGGGCACAAGCAGGCGACGTTTATCAAAAATCTGAACAAGGGTAATTATCTCGGCGTACCGGCCGGGATGCTGCAGTTCACAAGGGGGGCCATCAGTGGCAAGCATTACAATGGGCTTCTCAATCGTCGCAAGCGGGAAGTGAAAATCTGGCTGACCGATCCTGACAACGATATCGTCCCGCTGCCTGAAACAGTGGCCGTTCCTGCGGAAGGAACTGTCCCCGAGCCGATGCCACAGGCTGTGACGGAAGATCGGCCAACTATTCTTAAGACGGCCAAGGACAGCAAGACCGTTAAGTGGGGCGTCGGAGCTTTCGCTACATGGCTCGCTACGCAGATCACCAATGCTTACGACTGGCTATTCGGTATCGTCAAGGAAGCCGGCCCGGAGATCGTCAGCCTTAAGACGCAGCTATCGCCTTTCGATGCGCTGATCAAAATGACGCCGACCATTCTCGTTGGCCTCACAGCCTTCTGCATCATCGGCGTGATAGCACAGCGCATTTCCGATAGAGGAAAGCCACGATGATCGGCGGTCTTGTAGCGCTGGCGTTCAACCCATCGTTCTGGATGGCCATCGCGTTTACAGTGGCGGTGTCATTTTCAGGAGGCTTTTTCAAGGGCTGGAACGCCTCGAACGCCGATCACTGGCGCGATCAGGTCACGGAGATGCAGCGCGCCGCTGTGCAGAAGGAAGCCATCATCAAAGCCGACGCGAAGCGCGCCGAAGCCGACCAATCCGAAATCGCCAGACTTAACGCGACACTCGAAAGCGTCATCCATGAGCATAAGATGTCTTCTTGCAAGCTGTCTCCTGCTGAGCTTGTCAGCCTGCGACGCCTCGCCTCCGGCAAGCATTGACGTAGCCTTGTCCTGCCCGCCGGTCCCGTCCGACATTGTAGCTGAGAGCAAGCGCTCGCCGCGCGTTGAAGGCGATACAGCGGTTGAAGTTGGTGGCAGGTTGATCAACCAAGTTCATGTCAAAAACGCCGCCTTGAAGCGCGCTATCGCCGCTCATGAGGAATGCCGGAAATGAGTGACGAACTAAAATGGTGCAAGTGCTGTAAACAGGACAAGCCCGCAAGTGAATTTCTGTCGCCGCGCCGCAAAAGCATACGCATCACGTTCTGCGATAGCTGCGCTCAAGCCAATATGGCAAAATGGGAGCGCACACAAAACGTTGGTTTGCGACCCGACCAAATTACGGACAGCGAATGACCGACCGCCTAAAATCCCTCACCGCTCTCTATCTCGTCATTCTTGGCTGCGCTCTCGCCGTCGTCTCCATGAAGGAAGACGATTACCGCTCTCGGGCGTCACGCCTCGATCTGAAAGTCATGACGCTGGAGCTTAAAGGCCAGTCTGCCGTCATCGACCGCATGGGCGTCCTGAGAAATCAATCCCGCGCGAAGGCTGAACAGTTCGAAGCCGCCATGCTCCTGCTGACGATCGGCCTTATCATCGGATCGCTCGGCGCTCTGTTCGCTGCGCCGCTTGCGTTCATTCCGCTATTTGTAAGCGGGATTGCCGGGGCCGGGGCTGGTTACTTCGTCTGGCTGGCGGTGTGAAAGAAGTATGGTTTTAAACCATACTTCACGCGACCTATTTCGACACGTCTCGGAAATGGTGGTTTTAAACCACTATTCGATAATGGTGCCGTCAGGCAAAGTCGGATTAATCGTGATCCAAGTGTGCAGGATTTCGTTGGCTTCGCCTTCATCACGCATGTTCACGGTTATCTCGTTCGCAAAGCCGTGTAAAATCAGCAGATCGCCCGGCTCAACACCAGCCATTGCGGGATCATAGTCTTTGTGAACTCTATATTTCACTATTTGTGCTCTGGCTCGCGACAGAAAAATGACGGGAAGACCCAGCTTTGACGCTGGAAGAAGTTGCGTGCGGAACCTGATCTTGAGTCCTGCAATCCCTTTGAGCAGTCGTCGCCACCAGTGATCGTCTCATCTTGGCCGTGCCGCCTTCCCTACCCATACTCTACCAAATCCAGCGATTTAAGTACAGTGTGGCTTTACAAAATCGACGGTTTGTAAACCATCTTCGACACGTGTCGAAGATGCTCCCGTACACGCACTTCGTCCCCTTTAAGGGACGATAAGCCCCTTAATGTCCCTTATAGGGGACATTTGAATGAACGAACAAGCAGCGCAGCAACGCCGATCTAGACCATCGACGCCGCTGCTGACCAAGGACGAAAGAGGTTTCGCCGATGGCTTCCAACAACATCAAGTAAAATCGGGACTGAAACATGGCAGCTACTACAAATGCGGAGCAGGGTGCAAATGGATTGGGTCGCCGGTATGCTCGACCGGATGCGGGAAAGTCAGCACGCGGATCGACAAGTACTGCTCAAGGTTTTAGAACATCAGGAGAAAATCATCGACCTGCTGTCAAACATGGAGCATACTCACAAGTC